CACGACGCTCGTCGTTATGACGCTGACGGGCGCGCCCGTCAGCGCGGCGACGAAGCTCCAGATCGCCACCGTGCTCCAGCAGGCAATCGGCAACCAGTTCGTCTACGTCGCTGACCCGGAGTTCGTTGATTTCAGCATCGAGGCCGACGTGCGGCTCGTGGGCCTCACGCCTCAGGACGCCATACTCGGCGCCGTGACGCGGAAGCTGATGGACTTCTACGCGCCCACTTCCGGCAACTTCGGGAAGGGCATCTACCAATCTGACATCATCGGTGCTATCGAAGGGAGCGACGGCGTCGAGAGGATCGTCAGGCAGCCGGGCGGCGCGCTCCTGAAGTTTCCCGCGGCCGACCTAGCGGTCGCGCCGTATCAGTTGCCCCGGCTCGTCTCCGTGACGCTCAACCCGGTCTAGTAATGGGAATCAGGTCAAACCTCCAATACATGTGGGAGTTGCTGCCGGAGTTCATGCGGCGGCTCGACGAAGAAGTGACGCCGCCCTTCTTCCTGAAGCGGTTCATCAGCTTCTTCACGCAGCAGATGGATAACTTCGACGCCGTCATAGACGAGCTGCACACGAAGGTGGCTCCGGAGACGGCGAGCGAAGAGTTTCTCAACTGGTGGCTGTGGGCCTTCTTCGGCTGGGCATGGTTCCCGGTCTGGATGAGCCTCGACCAGAAGAGGAACTTCTACGCGAACGTGGCGAGGCACTACGCGCAGAGGGGCACGGCGCGCGGCATTGTAGAGTTCCTGGCTGCGTTCGGCATCAAGTCGCGAGTCATCAACCAGCCTATCTTTTATGACGAGTTCACGACCGACGAGGACGAATGGCTCGTCGAGACGCCGCTCGTGATGGTCGTCCAGATATTCCCGCAGACGGACGCGCTGCCGGAGGAGTTGTCTTTTTACGATGAGTGGACGACGGACGAGGACGCGGCCGCGGACCCGGCCCTCGTGCCGACGCGCGAGGACATAGACGCCTTACTACGATTCGAGCAGCCCGCGGGGCACATCATCATCATCGAAGAGAAGCTAGCAGCCTAAGAGGAGATCGCACATGAGCAGAAAAGTCTTGATCCTAAACCGCGTCGAGGGCAGCGTCACGTACGGCCGAGTGGTGAAGACCACGGAGCACATGGCGATGCAGGACTACGCGCACGAGCACATAGAGATGATCGTTCGCGACAAGCTCATGCGCAACGCGACGGCGGCCGAGGTCACGGGCTTCGCCCTGACGCTGACGGCCGGGACACTCGGCTTCTCGATAGCGGAGGGCCACGTCGTTGACCTGCTCGGCCGGAGCTTCAACACGCTCCCTCCGGGTCAGGCGAGCGCGCTCGCGGTGCCGCAGGCGCACGCCTCACTCCCGCGCATTGACCTCGTATACGCGTCGCTCGCGGCCGATCAGGACGCGGTGAACGCCGACCTGCCGCACAGGCGGCTACGCACGACGATAGAGCTGGCAGACCCGAACTCGACGCCGTACCCCATCACGAACTTCAACATCGCCACGCAGCGGCAGAACGCGGCCGTCGTCGCCGTGCGGCAGGGCATCGCCAACGCGAACCCGGTAGCGCCCGCTGTCGGGGCGAACGAAGTGGCGCTCTTCCAAATTCGCGTCGACGCCGGCGTGACCTCGCTCGCGTCGAACAAGGTCACGGACGTGCGGCCGCTGATGAAGTCGCTGCCCGACGCCTTCAGCCGCATCGTGGCGCTGGAGGCCAGCCCCGCGATAGCTGCTCTCGACGAGAAGGTGCAGGACATCGTCGGCGCGTTCATAGGGGCGACGCCCAATACAGGTATCGGCGTCTCGTATGACGACAACGGGAATGCGGAGGCCGTCTTCGGCGTCGCGGCGAGCGGTAGCGCACAAGGCATGATGAGCGCGGCGAATTTCACTAAGCTCGGCAACCTCCCGGCCTTCAATCTCGGCGACTTCGACGCGCGTTACGTCAACGCGGCCGGCGACTCTATGAACGGTGTGCTGACCGTAACCTCCGGCGGGACGGATGCCTTCCAATCCTTCAACTCCATGCTGCGCGTCGTTTCCGCGAACAACCTTCAGGGGGTGCCGAGCGCCGCGATAAGCGCGTACCAGCAGACCGGCCTCTTCGACGGCGACGTTGCATACGGCATAGCCCTCCACGCGAGTGCGAACAGGGCGCTTGCCAAGTCGGGCACGACCTCATACGGCATCTACGCCGAGACGGGCTCCGGCGCGACACGATGGGCGGGATACTTCAACGGCAACGTGAACGTCATCGGCTCGTTCACTGCGTCGAGCAAGAATTTCAGATACGACCATCCACTCGACCCACTCAACAAGGACTTGGTACACGGCAACGTCGAGATGAATGGGCACGGCCTGCTCTACCCCGTCCAGTTGACGCTGGTTGATGGCGTGGCCTCTGTGTCGCTCGACGAGGCGCTCAACATGATGCAGGGGACTCTGAAGCGTACCGCGCAGCGCCTCATGGTCGTGAGCGTATATAGCGAAGGCGCGGCGCGCGTGGCTGCTGTAATCGAGTCTCCGTTGCCGTTGGAAGGTCAGGAGCCGACGTTCTTACTGTCCCTCACCAGCGACGACGAGACGGACGCGTCTACGGTCAACGTGCTGATAGTCGGCCATCGCGCCGACGACTACATTAAGTCCTCGCCCTACGTGGACGGCGACGGCATCTTGATCGTCGAGCATAACAAGCCCGCACTGACAGCGGAAGACTTGATGCTGCTCACGCCGTTGACAGAGGAAGTGCCGACGGGCAACCCGCTCATCGGACAGACGCTGACCGTGATACAGCCGTCGCTCATCGGTAAGGTGGGCTACGCGTACCACCCGGACATGATAACGGGCGGCGTCCTGCCTGTGCGCGAGATTACGTACATCGAGCACTTGGATTAAAGAGCGGCGGCATGAGAAGTGAGAGAGGGCGTCGGCGAATCTCAGCGCCGACGCCCTCTCTCTTTCTACATGCCGCGCGTCGTGATAGTATGCGCTTCGCTCGATAGCTACGACCCTCCCGAGGAGTTATGCGATGCGCCACATCCCTCGTCTGCTACTCACACTTTTAATCATTCTTTCGAGCTGCCGCGAGGATCATAACCAAACCTTATTACAGGCGGCGGCGGACGGTGACAGAGAGAACGTGCAACGGCTGTTAGAGAGCGGTGCAGACGTGAATTACAGGCAGGGATGCCGCACGCCTCTAATCAACGCCACCGTTGGCAATCATCCGGCCGCCGTCGCGGTGCTAATGAAAGCAGGCGCGGACGCAAACGCGTACGACTGCGACGGCCTCACGCCTGAAATGTTCGCCGCGAGGCATGGTTATTCAGAGGTTCAAGCACTCATCGTCAGGAAAGGTGAGCCGCTCTGGAAACCGACGCCGCCCGCATACACTCAGCTCACGCCGACGAACAAGTCTGCCGAGCTAACTCAACAGTTGTTCTCTCTCATCGGGAACATTGTCCCGACCGACGCCGGCGTTGAAGAGGATCCTAATAACGTCGCCGCGGCGCAGCGTCTGATCGAGCAGGGAGCCGACGTCAACGCTAGCGACATCGGCCAGACAGTGTTACATCGGGCTGCGCAGAACGGTCACATTAAAGTGATGAAGTTGCTGCTCGAACACGGTGCGGACGTAAACGCCCGCGACGACCGCGGCCAGACACCGCTAATAATCGCGGCCGGAGCCAGCGACCCAGCCATGGTGCGCTTGCTACTGTCATACCACGCCGATGTGAACGTGAAAGATAACGAGGGCTTTTCTGCGTGGACAGGGTCAGAGATGATCAACGGGCCCGGAGACGCGAATTACCGTGAGATGCGTCGCCTCTTAAAAAAGGCAGGGGCAAAGTAATAGGCAGGCGACGCCGCGCGTTACTTGACCGCTCGGAGGGACTTGCGCCCTGGGCTGCGGTCGCGGGCCTTCTCGCGCGCGAGGTCGTCCACATGGATTACCTGCACGCCGAAGAACTCGCGCGTTGGGAGTCGAGGGCCTGACGCGCCCGAGTCAACCTGCTTCGTGAGCTTCACGACACGCGAGCGGTCTACTTGCAGCTCCTCCGCGGCCTGCGTGAGCGTCCGCCAATCGGCGGGGCATATCCACTCTTTCTCTTTCTTCTTAGCCACGGTCAGCATCATAGACTCCTTTCATGTAGGAAGGGAACGGCTACGCGAGGTCGCGTCACGCCGGTTGATCAACCTCGTCGTGCGCGCCATTGATTATCTCAAGCACCTCGACCAGCACCTGCTCTTCGGCTTCGCCGGGGGTCTCAAGCGGCGCGATGCCCCAGTACAGTTCTTCGAGCGTGTGACGTATGGCGATGACGAGCAGCGTCTCGCAGAGGAACTTGTCGGACAGGCGCTCGGCCTCGCGTGCGAGTGTCTGGAGCATCATGCGGCGAGCCTCGACGATGTTCGGGCTCAGGTCGGCCGGGTGATCCTCGATGACGAAACTCTTTCTCCCACTCATTCGATTAACTCTCCTTCTCTTTATCTCGGCCGCGGCCGAAGAGGGCGGCCTAGGCCGCCCTCTTCGCGTTCTTGAGGAAGTTGACGACCATGTGACGGCCGTCCGACATGATGGCGTCCGGGTACCTCTCGACGATGGACTCGACGGCGGCCCAGAAGCCTTTGCTGCACTCTTCGCTTGTGAACTTGTGGCGGCGGGGATCGTGGCCCTTGGCGAAGGGGCGACCGTAGACTCGACGTTCTTCTGACTTCTTCTCTGACATTGGTTTCGTCTCCTGTCCTGTGCTGTTGGGTGAGAGGTCGTGGCCGCGCTTAGGCGGCCACGTCGGCGAGCTGCATCATGTGCTCAAGGCTCTTGAGCGTAACGGCGACCTTACCGCGGGCTTCGCGGATGGCTTCGAGCTTGGGGCTGCTCGGGCCTTCGTCGTTGATGACGCGGGAGGTCTCGTTTAATAGCGCCTTCTGTATGGCGCGCAGCTCCTGGACGGAGAAGAGTGTTGCGGCGTTGGCGTATGCTGCTGCGGTCATGGCTGAAATCCTCTCTCGGGTTGATGACTGCGCCGGTGGTGCGGCGTGTTGAATCAATTCCTTCAACGTGCTTACCGTCCTATATGTTGGACAGTTTGCCAACAGCTAATTCCTCGATTTCGGTAACCCATTTCGTACCCTGTAAAAGCGACGGGCCGCGCTCCTGAGCGCGGCCCGTCGGTCGGGTCAGTCTTGTATGTTACACACGCCTTAGAGGGCTATTGCGAGCGGCTGCTGGCCTTCAGGCGCGACGGAGGCGAGCGCGGCTGCGGAGGCCGCGTCTTCGAGCGGGCGGTCTATGACGACGACGCGAGCGGCCCAGCTCGTCGGGCGGTCGGAGTTAAGGAACGCGCCTTCAGGAAGCTCGAAGCTCTGGCCGTCGAGCGAGTCGAGCCACGCGCGGAACTCCTGCGCCTTGCCGTCGCCGCGGTAGAACACGCCCTCGCTCATCAGCGACACGAGGCGGCCGCCGGGCTTGAGCATCGAGAAGGCGTGCATGACGTGATCAATGTCGGTGCCGACGCCGTCGCAGCCAAACGGCACGTTGGCGATAACGCGGTCGTAGACGCCGGAGTCACGAACGCCGAGAAAGTCTGCTTGCCGGAGGTCTTCGGCCCAACCTTGGGCGCGCAGGGCTTCACAGAGCATCCCCGACAGTTCGACGAGGCTGAATCGCGTCGACGGATACAGCTCGCGGATTACGTTGCAGATGTGACCGCTGCCGGCGCTCGGCTCCAAGACGAACATGCCGTCCTCAAGGTCTGCGTACTCAAGCATCAGCTCGACCACGTCTCGTGGCGTCGGGAAGTAATCCGGAGGGAACTCTCCCGGATAGAGGTCGCGCATGACCTTCTCGGCGCGGCTCATGCCTTCGCGCTCAACCCTGCGGCCCATGTGCTCGCGCAGCGCCGCGCGCAACTCGGGCAGCGTGTCGAGGTTGTTCAGCCTCATCCTCTTGAAGTCGCCGAGCGCCTCTCGAACGCGGTCGAGCGCCCAACCCTTCACGCGGTGGATCCTCGCGCGGCGGTAGAAGTGACGCAGCGTGTCGGCGTGCGAGCCGTAGAACACGACCTCGCCGCCGCGCGCCTCGTCGCACATCTTGAGGACGCGGCGGCTGATGAGCTTCGAGCCGTCGCGCTCGTATATCTGCTTTGCTATCTCGCGCAGCGTGTGAACCGGGACGCACGGCCACGGGTACTCGACGTGCGGGACGCGTCCGTTCGCGGCCGAGAGGATTCGGTCGAGGGCTTCGGCGTGCGTGCGCCAGCGTATGCGGTCAAGGTGCCGCGCGGTGCGAGCCAGCAGAGCCTCGGCGTGCGCGCGCAGCGTCCCGGCCATCGCGAGGTCTTCGTGCGCGCCGTCGCGCGCCCGCTCCGCGAGCATGATGCGGCGCTCCGTGTTTTCGAGACGCGGGCGGTGCAGCACGTCGGAGGCGCGATCCTCCATGCGGCCCGCTAGGGCTTGGAAGTGAACGACGGCGTTCGAGCGGACGCGCTCGCGTCGGCCGATGAGCCTTTCGAGACGGGTCAGGTCGAACACGTCGCGGCTCTGCAACTGGACGAACTTCTCGGCCTGCTTCTCGTCGAAGAACTGGAAGCCGCCGGGCCTGTCCATCCACGCGCGCGAGTAGTTGCCGCCGAGCTTGCGCGCGGCCTCGCACAGCTCTATGAACGTTTCCTCGTCCTCGCGCTCGGCCAGCACGACGAGCCAGATGTCGCACTCGTGCTTCGTGTGGTAAGAGGGGACTATCTCCATATAGTTGCCCTCGCCGATGTCAATGCGCTTGACGGTGGCTTTGGCTACCATCTCACGGCCGCGACGCTCGCGCTGCTGGTCGGCGCGCAGCTCGTCGTAGCGGGCAAGCTCTTCGTCGGTAAGCTCGCGCTCGCCCGCGCGGCGTATCAGCGCCTCGATGGCGGATGAGTGGCCCTTGCCCTTGGGGAGAGGCGTGCGGTCGCGTTTGAGGGCGGCGATGCCGCGATGCCGGACGGCCGTCTCGAAGTCTTCGAGCGTGACGGGATTCGTGACCGCGCGCTGTCGCTCGGCCTCCTCGTCGGCGCGGCGCGCGCGCGCCTCGGCCACGCCGCGCCTGTACTCGTCGAGGTCATCGTCGGTCAGTGCCTCGACGACCTTAGCGTTCTTCTCAAGCCTGTAGGCGGCATCCTGAAAGTAGCGCATCCCGACGCCGCCAGCGCGGACTCGGCCGAGAGCAAAGTCTTCGACTATGTCGTCGAGGACGCGCTGCACCAGCTCGGCCTTCTTCTCGTCGCGCGAGGACATTCCGGCCATGCGCGAGAGCTGAGCCACTTTCAGTTTTGATAATTCGACGGTGAGCTGTTCGCGGGAAGCGACAACGCGGCGGAACATTACCAAGTGCGCGGCGGCCGTCGTGTCGGGCTGGTGAACGGTCTCGTTGAAATAGGTTCGCACGTCCTCGAATGTGACGGGCGGTGTAGCCACGGCTGCGGCTGCTGTTGAATCCTGCTCCATAAGATCCTCTCTCGGGTTTATGACTGGAAAAGCCTGCTAGTCGGTGGTGCGACTAGCAGGCTTTTACCGTCCTACCTTTGAGACGGTTTGGCAACAGTGAATGCTAACGCCTTCGGTGGTTGACGTTCGGGCAGAGGCCCATCTGCAGCGGACGCCCGCAGATAGAGCAACGGTCGGGTAACATGAGGAAATCTCTCACATCGCGTTTTCTCTCTTCAGCTAACCGCTCCTCAAAGAGTTGCGTCTCAAAGGTGTCAGGGTCGATGCCTGAGGCCGCACATAGTTTTTTACTAACGAGTTTCTTGACCTCACGGCGCAACTCTTTATCCAGTATGGTTACGACAGCCGGCAAGGCACGCAGGTGCTCGACCGTAGCAACCTTCGTGAAGGAGAAGTCATGCCCGTTGAAGCTGGCGACCATCTTAATGACCACGCGCCTGCTGACGACGAAGATGTCTCCGCGGTAAACATCCTCTTCGCCGATGTCCCCGCGCTCGAAGGCCGTCCGTGAGCCCTGTATCTTCTTTGTCTCTGCCTCGTAGGCTCGCTCCCACTCGTCAATAAGACCTTCGGCAGTATCAGGCCCTACCCACGTCGCACTATCGGCGACGGCCGTCGCACTATCGGCGACGGCCGTCGCCTCACGCTCGATCTCTTCCAGCCTTGATGCCATGAGTTTATTCCTTCGCGTTGAATAACGATGAAGTAACAGGAGAGGATTTTACCGCCTGCTTAGGCGGTAGGGAAGAGAACCGCTCGGCCGTCGTGCGCCACACCTTGGCGCAGATCCTTAGCTGAACCATTGTCATCGCAGCCCAAGTCTTACGGTGGCGCTCCTGGACGGAGAAGCCTACTCGGCCGAGGACGGCGGCGGCGTCGCGCTCAACCTCAGTTCTCAGTTGCAGGCGCTCGCCGTCGGTCGAGGGAAGTGTATACACGCGAGATTTCATTGAGTGGTCTCTATCAGCTCCATAAGCTCTTCGACGAAGGCCTCCGGGACCTGAACGCACGTGCGCGGCTGCTTGGGCCATCCCCATTCTGGAATCGCCGCGAGTATAGTCTCCCGATGCACGTACGCATCGAGCAGCCGAATCTCGTTAATGTCGGCGCAGTAACTGCCGCTGAACTCGTGGCCGGGCTCGTCTATCAGCTCGGGCGTCGAGGCGATGCGCGCCACGGCGATGAGGGCCGAGATCGGGGCCTTGCAGTAGAGCAGGAGGCGGTCGCCCTTGCGCGGGTTGCTGTTCCTGCCGAGCGTCCAGTTCGACTCGCCCTCGCCCGCGTCCTCTTCCAAGCTGGCGAGATAATCTTCGCTCGTGACTGTGATAAAGGTTCTTCGTTGCACGCTGCTCTCATCCTCCCGCGGCCGAGCGCTTATAGCTCGCGCGGACGGCTTCGAGTACTCCCGGCCGAGATTCCAGCCTCCATAGCTTCTGGCCGCCCTTGCACTTCACAGGCTCGACGAGCTTCACGAAGTCCGTTAGCACCCAACCGTACGGCCCGAAAAACCACGGGCGCTGCCCCGGCTTCAGATACTTGTCGTCGGCCCTCTCGACGTGCCCCTCGACGCGGCAGACGGCGAAGATTTCCGAGTGCGGCATCTCCGACCTGTCGGGTACGTAGAGTCCTGTCCTGTCGGCTATCCACTCGCGGTCATCCTCCGAATACCCTTGCGCGGCGTGGAGCGCGAGGTAGCACTCGACCATGAACAGGGACGGCGGCCAAGAGCGGTTCTCTATGCGTTTCGGGGCGACGCGCGAAGTCAGCGGCGAAACAGTGAAGGCGAAGGGCCACGGCCGCGTGAGACTCAATACTCTAATGATCATCTTCGGTTTACACTTCTCGCACCTGGTGCGCCTCGGTAACTTAGGCAGCCTGCACCCGTCGCGTATGACCGGCGCCGTCTCGTGGCCGCAGCTCAGTCGGTGGACGACGGTGCGCAGCGAGACGCTGAAGTCGCCGTCCTCAATCTTGTGCGGCGGGCCGGCGACGGTCTCTACTATCTCGCGTAGCGGCCCCTTACTCCCCACAGTCATCTGCTAACCCCTAGAGTCAAGCGGCGTATGGCAAACTTAATTGTCTCGGCCGAGACTTCAACTCCGCACGCGCCTTGGTAAGGTTCTCCTGACCCTTTCGCCGGCACTCGTTGCGCCACATGATGAGCCCGAGCGCCAGTTGAATCTTCGAGCCCGACTTCCATATTTTCGCCATCGAGGCCATGCCCTTCAGTTCTTTCTTGAAGTAAGCCTCCGCGAGACGTTCGGCCACCTCTCGCACGTCCGGCCCGTCGAAGTCGGCCAGTAGCTGCCGCAGGCTCCCGAGAGAGAGCAGCCGGTCTACACACTCGGCCTTCGTGCCGCTGACCGGGATACCTAACAACTCCGCGAGGGCGCGCAGCTCCGCGGCGCTGAGACTCTTCAAATCGTCGCGCTTCCACTCGCCGGGCGGCGTGCTCATAAGGCGGCGGAAGGTTTCTCTCATCGGTCGAGTACCTGCTGGCAGAAGTTAATAATTCGCTCCTCGCTCGCCCGTCGGCCGTCCCACTCTCCGGGATAGTCCGGCCCGTCGTAGCGGTCGGGAGAGTGAAAAGAGACCTGGCCGAAGCCGGGAAGCTCGACGTAGAACACACAAGAGTTTTCACAGCCTTCGTCACGGCCCCATCCGTAAGTAATGCCGAGCGCGATCGCGCTCTCGCCGAGCGCCGCTGATAGCTCTCTAAGTGACTCGCCCTTACGACCGTACGCGCGCTCGCCGTGGCGCGAGTGGCCGCCGTACATCTTCGCGCGCCTAGACGACTTCTGAGCGCGGAAGAGGAGCACGGCGACCCGGCCCGCAGGCCCGCGCTTCATAAGCTGAGAGCAGAGGCGGCGCGTCAGGGCGGCGTCAGAGCCTTCGTACACCTCACGAACGCGGAGGCCGCCGGCGATGGCCGCGGCGCGCGCGCGCCGGCGCTCGGCCGATTCACTTTCAAGGAGCTGCTTGCCGCAGGCCGCGCAGAGGATCGGGCGCGCGGGGCGGTAGAGAATACGGTCTCCTACTTTGGTCTCGACGCGGCACTCGCCGCAGCGTCCCGAGTACTGGGCGCTCTCAATCCAGCGCGGGCGCGCCTTTGAACGGCGGCTCATCGCTCCTCAAGCCAGTGTTTGAGTTGTTGCAGTTGAAAGCCCTGCCCGCCCGACGACAATTCGACGGCGCAGTTCGGCGGCCGCCAGCTCGTGACGGGCACCGCGAACTTGTAAGACTGACCGCCGAAGACGAAGGCGCTGGCGGGCTTCCAGATGTTGCAGAAGTTGCGGAGCTTCAGGCACCACGCGGGATGCACGACGCAGCCGACAAGCTGTCTGTCGTAATACTCAATCGGGTGCGCCCATGGTATCGGGCCGTACTCCGCTGAAATGATCATCACGAGCAGGCCCGGCGCAGCTCTCGCCTTCGTCGCGCGCCCGAACAGTCGGACGCCTTCACGGCTGTTCGCGGCCTCACAGTACTTGCGTACGACGCGAAACCCGGGCCCGTCGTAGACCTCGGAAGCCGGGCGCGGTGCGTCGAAGCGGTTCTTGCGCTCCGAGCAACTCATCACGAGCAGGCGTTCGCCGTTCACGCGCGCACCTCCGGGAACTGGCTCCACGTTCGGCCTTGGAGTACTCGGCCCGCTCTTTTTTTGCCGACGCGAACCATTAGCGACGCGCGGCGGTCGTCGTCCTCGTCGTTCAGGACCCGACCGTCTATGTCGATGGTCATGTGCGGGTGCTTTAGTATCTCGTCGGCGTCGAGGTAGCCATACGTGTAGGAAGCGTATTCGCCCCACTGCTTGAAGAAGAAGGGGACGCCGGCGGCGACGCACTGGTCACGCAGCGACATAAACCATTCGGGATGTGACGGCCGAACCTTCTGCTTCTTTTTCCCTGACTCGCCGCCGGTGATGACCTGCACCCTCTTCCCGAACGCGAGGAAGTCGTCTGGCAGCGTCACAGGGCCGATAAGAGGTTCGAGGGATACGAAGACCGTGCAGCCCATCTCGGCGAGCTGCTTCATGTAAGGCCACGCCTCATCGAACGTCTCCTGAGTGCCGGCGCTGAAGCCGAGCCAGATGTTATGCGGCGGCGTCTCGATGCCCCTCGCTGCCATCCAGTACTTGACGGCCTTCAGCATGACCGCGGGGCGCTTCGTGAGTAGCTGAAAGGTCTGGAGGGGGGCGGCCAGCATCCCATCCAGGAACTCGAATTGCCACGCCCGCGAGACCCACTCGCCGAACACGTCCGTCATGCTGGCGACGAAATGCTTGCGCGGCTTACGCTGCCTCTTCCAGCCTTCGATGATTTCACGTTTGAGAACCAGCTCGGGGGGCTTGCCGGAGTACTTCAGCTTGTTGCCGCCGAAGAAAGAATTAAGGTTGATAGTGGCGGCGTAGCAGTTCGCGCAGAGAAGATTCTTCATGCGACACCACCAGCCGCCGATCAAGGCGACGATGATGTTATCCGTCACGTCCGTCCACTCGATGTTTGTGCTCATCTCAAGCCGTCCGCCTTTCCTCTTCCTCTTGTCTGCGAGCGCTCAGGCGCTTTGCGGCGCGCTGGTACGGCCGCGGTTGCAACTTGGGCTCGATGAATAGACCCTCGTTGTAGACCTGGACCCGAATCTCGAACGACGACCTGCGGCCCTCGCGGCCGGCGCGGCGTTGCTCGGCTCTGATGTGCTCACACCTCTTCTGGCCTTCGGTCGTGAGGCCGAAGCGGGTCGGGTATGCGGGGCCGAACTTCTTCAGCAGTCCCTCGGCCTCGGCGACGCTGACCTCGACGCCCTTGCCGGCGAGCCGCCGACGGATGGCGAGCGCGTCGCGGTGCCGCTCGATGTAGCGCGCGGAACTCGCCCGGCTCCGCTCCTTATAGTCGGGCCTGTCCTTCCAGTAACTCTTATCCTTATCGGCGTTCCGCGCGCGCCAGCGGCGCAGATACTCTTTCTTATACTCACGCCTGTGGCCGCGCTCCTTCGCGTTGTGACACTCCTTACAGCGCGGGCGTAGACGGTACTCCCCGTCCTTACGTGAGCGGACGACGACCATCGCGGCGAGCGGCTTTATCTCGCCGCAGACGTTGCAGCCGTATTTCTTCGGAAGCTCTTCAAGCGTCGCGGCCCGCGTCAGGACGGTGGCCGCGAACCTGCCCTTCGTACGAAGAGAGGTCTTCGAAGCCTTCTTACGCGCGGCGCTCGCGCGCTCCTTCTGGAGACAGCCGCACGAGCGCGTGAGGCCCTGCTTCATCGCTTTGCCCGAGACGGTCTTCTCCTTCCCGCAGTCGCAGACCACAAACCATTGAAAGTCTTTGTTCCTGACGTGGCTCGGGCCTAAGACTTTCAACCTGCCGAAGCGGCGACCAGTGAGGTTCACGAACTTGCGCGCGTTGCGCCCCTGCCACGCCTCAGTCCACGCGCAGCCGCAGGACTCCGTGTTGCCCTGCGTCAGATAGCTCGTGCGAACGACCGTCTGCTCCCCGCACGAGCAGTTACAGAGCCACTGCCGATAGCCGCGCGGGGAACTCTCGACCTGGCGGACAACTTTGAGCCGCCCGAACGTGAGCCCGGTCAGGTCTTTCAGTCTCCCGCGTCGGCCGAGGTGCATGACGGCGGGAGGCTTGGCCTTCTTCGCGCGTGGCTTACGCACGCGCGTCAGGTGATCGAGCGGGACGTGATAAATGATGCGCCGGTACTCAGGTCGGCCGTGCGGCTTGACCTTTGGCAACTCGACGCGGGCCATCCAGCACGGCGGACGCGCCGGAGACTTCTGCGTCGCCGGCATAGACCGCGACGACCAATAGATTGATTTCACCTCGCCCTTACGCTCACGAGCGCCGGGCGTCTTGAACTTCCAACCCTTGTCTATCATTACCCAGTGGCCGACCTCGAGCTTCTTATTCTTCTCAGGTCGAGGGCCGGGCAGGGGGGCGGGAGTGCGCTTACCGTAGGCGGCGGCGACGCGGCCCGCGTAGAACTCATGCTCCGGCCGCGCGCGGTGGTAGGCGTAGCGACGCCAGTCGTAACCCAACAGCGCGTAGCAAAGGCGCAGCGCGAGGCTCTTGCGGACGGCCTCGTCCAGCTCCTTCGGGTGTCGCTTCTTCTTCCAGTTGTACTCCTCGACGACGAGCAGATCGGCCGGGTCGATGTAGATGCATTTATGGCTGCGATAGTAGGGCAGACGGCCGTGCGCCATGTACTTCCGAAAGGTCTCGCCGCTGATGCCCGTCACGCGCTCCGCGTGGTTGATCGTCCAGCCCCAACGGCTGTAACTGTTCACGCCTAAGTCGTAGAGTCGCCGTTTGATCGCCGCGTCGGTGCGGCCGCATCCCGACTCACTCATCAGGCGAACGACCTCGTCGCGCGGGAGGATGCCGACAGACTCCGTGATGAACCAATCCTCGATTGGCCGCCAAGGCATGTCTGTCATGTCGGTGTGTATGCCGAGTTCGGGGTGCGCGTGGCGAACGTCGAGCCAGAAGTCGCGCATCCCTCTCCAGCGACCGAAGCGCCGTATCGTGTCGAAACCCGGGTACAGGCCGACTTTGCCCGGCAGCGACTCGTTGCGGTAGCCCTTGATCGCCTCCTGCCACCAGTTCGCGCTCGTGGGCGCCGCGCCGAACCTGCGGAAGAAGTCCGCGCCGGCCTCTATCATCCGGTCGCGCGTCCAGAGCGAGTGTCGGCCGCTGCGGTGAACGCGCTCGATCGGGATGAGGCCGAGCTCGTGCCACGCGTGAGTCATCGAGGCGAAGAAGCGCGACACCTGACTGCCCGGAGGAAAGCGCCGGCGCGCCCCCATCTTATTTGCGTCGTGCGGGCGAACGTCCGCCTCGTAAGCGTGCAGGTCGCGCGGCAGCCGCTCCGGCTTCTCGCCGTACAGCTCCCTGACGGCGCGGCGCAGGCCGCTCACGACGCGCTCGCGCGTCCACCATTGAGGCTTGGGAGGCCCGCGCCTAACTACGCGCGGCCTTGTCTTCATTCTGCGCATCAACTCTCCTCAAGACTGAAGCGATGAAGCGGGGGACGGGGCACGCCTGACACAGCTCGGTGTTCGTGCCCTCCTGGCAGGTGTCCTCGCACACGTCGTTGAACGCCGCGCCGAGCGTGCCGAAGCTGACTTGACCGAGGCGCTTCAGGGCTTCGAGCGCCTCCGAGCGGGTGAAGACCTCGTCCTCCGTGAGCATCCTCTTTTTGAGCTTGCGACGCGGGCCCTTCTCGCGTTTGACGAACCGACGGATTTGCGCCTCAAGCTGCGGCACGGTCAGGAGCTTCGAGGTCGCCATAAGCGCGAAGCGTTCCTGCTCCTTAGGCTCTTCGAGTATGGCGAGAGCCTTGACCGCCGACATAGGCAGCTCCTGCCGCTCAAATAGCTTCTGCACGCTAGGGGCTAGAGTGAGCAGGGAGAGGCGCGCGTCAACGTATGAGGGCGGGCAGCCGGTGCGCCTGACGATGTCGGCGCGGCCCGCGCCGAGTCTGCGGAGCATGTCGAAGCCGCGGGCTTCCTGCATGGGCGTGAGGTCGCGCCGCTGTATGTTCTCGATCAGCATGATGTCCAACTGCTGGTCGAGAGTCATCTCGCGCACAACGCACGGCAGCTCGCGCAACCTCGCGACGACGGCGGCGGCGCGGCGGCGGTGGCCCGCGACGATGTAGTAAGCGTCGCGGTAAGGCGTGACGACGAGGGGTTGAATGACGCCGCCGACCGCAGTCATAGACGCCGCCAACTCCATGCACTCGTCTGGAGCGACCGGCCCACGCGGGTTGTTAGGGTTAGGCAGTAAGCGCCCAATAGGGATGAGCTTGATCACCTCGCCGTCGAGAACGCCGTCGGGTATTGCACCTCGCCCGTTGGCCGCTTTCGTGGCGTCTACTTCTGTTTGCATAACCTTGGTTCCTTTAGAAGAGATTGACCTGGCCATCCTCGTCCACGCGCGGAGGCGTGGGGCCTGACGAAGTTGAGAGCGCGGCGCGGTTGGCTAACTCTGCCTCGTGCTGCCGTCGCCGCTGCGCGAGCACGTCGGCCTCATAGACGGGAGTCAGGCCGAACGCCACACACCACTCGCACGGCCGCGCGACCGGGTCGAGCACGACGGGCGGGTCGTCCTTGCGCCGGCCCGGTACTATCGCCTTACGCGGCTGCTTCGCCGCGTCGCAGCCCCACGCGAGGCTATGCTGGCAGCGGAAGCAGAGGACGATCTCCGTCGTGTGGTCGCGCGTCTCGGCGTCGTAGACTAGGAAGCGGAAGCAGAGCCCCGCGGGCGACGACGGCGCCGCTGGCGTGTGACTCTGCTTCCGCTGGTTTGAGGACGGCACGGCTTACCCCTTGCTCTTTGCGCCTGACTTCTTAGAGGCGACCTTCTTCGACGCAGACTTCTTCGACGCGCCTTTCTTGGCCGTGCCCTTCGCCTTTGAGGCCGTCTCAGTGGCCGCGACCGCCGCGACCGCTGGCGGGTCGCCATAGACCTTCGGAGCGTCTTTCACACCAGCCTTCCCGGCGCGCACAGCCTCAAGGTGCGCCTCGTGGGCCGGGACGTACTTCTTCGGTGACTGCTTCAAACGCTCCTCGGCGTCAATCTCCGCGTACGGGATTTCGTGTTGCTCGGCGAGGGCGACGACGGCGCTCTGACTGACCTCGTGATGCATGTATTCGTTCTCGCCGAAGTGTGCTATCGAGGTCAGGAACATGAGCCAGAACAGCTCGCGGTCGTCAATGGCTTCGAGCTTCTTAACGCACCTCTGCGGGGAGTGATTGCTGTCGTCGATTGGTGAGTTCGGCGCATTCCACTCGCCGCCCATGACAGCCTTCACGACCTGCTTAGTCTTGTATGGCGTCTGCTGGATAAGCCGCATCGCGATTTGGTTCATGTAGAAGCGGTCTACGGGCCGCAACTCGAAGCTCGCGCCGCCCTCCCTTTTCTCCTTCAGGCGGCGGAAGACTTCGAGCCGGACGGGTTCGGCGACGCGCATGTTGAACAACTCCTGCTTGCGCTCGTTACGCGTCTCCGTCTCCTTCTGCTGCTCGCGCGGCGACTTCGTCGTGGATGAGAGGGAAGCGGCGGGGCGGTTGCCGTGAACCTTGCAACCCTTATCCGCGCAGATGGTCTTCGTGTGGCCGCGGTCGGTGCCGTAGACGACGACGGCCGTACGGGAGTGCTCGCACGCGCCCTCCTTCTTTCCCAGTAGACGGTAGGCGTCAGAGTTGAGCGTACCCTTCGGAATGTTAAAGCGCTCAATCTGGTACGAGCTGAAGTACTGCGATGCGATGAACAGCGCCTCGTGGCTCGTCTCGGCCTTTATCGCGGCGGCGCGCTCCTCGATCCAGCGCCGCATCTTCAGCTCGTAGCTCACGGAGTTGGTGCAGCGGCCGGAGCCTTTCTCCTTGGCGAAGAGAACGCCGTCGTTCGCCGTGTTGAATCGGCATGTGGCGCACGCGCCGTTCGGGTAGCCCTCAGGAGCCCAATCCTTCGGCCACGGCGCGCCGTCGAGCTTGAGGTATATTTGAGTCTCAATCTGCTGCTTGACCACTTCGAGCGGCTGCGCGTGGCCGTAGTCGCCGGGCTCGTCTTTCTTATCGTCCCAGTACTCGAAGACAATCTCCTTGATGACCGCGTCCTGCGTCTCCGGCCCGACCTTCGCGACTTCGAGCGCGTGGCCGAACGGCAGCACGCCGTCGTGCAGAAGTTTCTGCCCCAAGGCCGAGAGGTCGAGCAGGCGCAGGCGCTGCGCCACGTACTCGACTCGCTTGCCGACGCGCGCGGCCAACTCCGCGGTGTCGCGCACGTTGGCGTGCTTAGAGATAATCTTGTAAGCATCGGCCTCCTCAATCGGCAGAAGGTCGCGGCGCTGGAGGTTCTCGGTCGCCTGTGCAAGCTCGACCTCTTCGGGAGTCATCGCGCGGACTATCGCGGGAATCTCCTTGAGCCCTGCCATCCGAGAGGCGCGTACGCGGCGCTCGCCGGCGACGAGGACGTAGCGCTTGACCTTGTCGCCCAACTTCTTATCCGGCGGGATGCACAGCAGGATGGGCTGTAAGACGCCCTGCGCCTTTATCGAGGCCGCCAGCTCTTGCAAGGCCTCGGGCTCGAACTCCTTCCGCACGTTAGACTCGACCTGTATCTGGTCGAGCGGCACGCGCATGAAAACGCCCGGCGTGGGCGCTAGGTCTACGGCCGCAGCCTTCTTTGCGGCTCCCTGTTTTGCCATCGCGTCTCAATTTCCTTTCTCGGGTAGATGAAAGACTCGTATATTTTCCGTGCTACACATTCGAATCCGGCAGCGTGGCCGCGCGGCATTCGACTTCGGTTTTAGCGGCTTTGAGCGTCTGCCAGCCGCGGCCATTCTCCGCGTAGACCGGCGCGCCTTCGGGGTCGTAAATCATCCAAGGGAAGAGGGCTGTCGGGTGGCCGCAGTGCTCGACCGTCCAATCGCCGTAGCGGTGAACGTGGGCCTTGCCATACGGGTCTATTTGCTCTCTCTCCCAATTGACGAGGGGCGCGACCTCGAACAGCAGCTCGTCAGGCATACGCCCTCTGGCCCATGCCTTTCTGGCAGTACCAGCATTTGCCGGACAGCAGCTCGTCGTCCGCCGCGCACTCGTCGCCGATGGTCGCGCCACAATCGGAGCAGCGCAGGCGGATAAGATCGTCGGCGTGGCACGTCGCGCACTCGCCCCTGAACGGCTGCGGCTCCGGCGTCTTCCTGATGTGAGCGAGCGCGTCGAACTCGACGCGCGCGGCGGGGTGTATCTCGCCTTCAAGTACGTCGGTTACACCGAAGTCTTTAAGGTCGCCCTCGCGGCAGTAGGTCGAGACGATCTTCACGGTCGTGCCTTCAGGTACGCGGACCAGCTCCTCGACGAGCTTCACGCCGTCGAGCCACCGCCTCGTCATCTCGACGGGGCGGGCGAGGGTCGCGTACCTGTTGACGATTACCGCGAGCATCAGAGCCAACTCGAAAGCCAATCAATCAGAAGCCAGAGGCCGAGGGCGCCGCCGCTGGCGAGCACGAAGAGGAATGCGACCAGGGCAGGGCCCGGCCGGCCGCTAGGAGGGCCGCTCACTCGACACCTCCGCGACTAGGTCGCTAACGTCGTAATAGATGGTGAACTCATCGAGCCCCTTGACGAGCGGGCTGATGATCTGCACGCGGTCGAAGAGTTTGAGCAGGTCGAGGGAGTACTTCTCGGCGAGGTACTTCATCACGGCCACGTCCGGGCGCGTCGCGCGCTGCGTGGATATGTGGTCGGCGGGGTTGATAGTGTCGTCGCTGCGCAGGACGACAACCTCTTTAGCGAACTCGCCGTCCAGTGCGCTCTCCCACGCGGGCCGCAGTATCTGGAAGGTGTCGAGGTCGGCTTCTACCTCGGCCTCGAAGGTCTCCTCGTCAACGCTCTTCGAGCGCTGGTGAGTGATGACGCTCGGCAACTCGCCGGAGTGATTGCCCTCGACGTGCTGCGGCGGCGGGAAGTTCTCGAAGGTCATCATCAGTTCGCCGTCCTTCGTCATCACGACGACGATGCTCGGCGCGTGGCAGTGACCGTTCGGGCAGCGCGCGCAGTCGCCATCGTGCATGTGCATCGAGACCTGCGAGCCGGGCCGCATGTCGTAAGTCGCTATGCAGACCTGCTCGGGCTTGAATGCGTGCCCGCCGCTGTAGTTGTAGTGGACGTGCAGGCGGTGCTCGTGACCGCCCTCGCTCTCTAATTTGTTCTCAATCTCGGCCATAACCACCCTTCCGGTTCATAAAAAGTATTATCCGACGCCGCGTATATGGTCGGGTTTTACTGCCCTGCGACCTTCGGCAACGCGGCGACCTCTTCGGGAGTCATCTCAATCACCGACACGGTGAAGACACCGTCAACGTCAGTCCTCATCTCGACGCGCGAGCCAGCGAGGCCGACGTGACGCAGGCGCGAGGCCGCGGCTTCTCTGACCTCGTCAACCGTCTTGCAGGTCGAGCCGCCGCCGAGCATGTACTGCTCGTGCGGGCCGAGTAGGACGACGACGACGGACACGTAAAAGCCGCCGTAGAAGAGTCCGGCCAAGTAGCCGGCCGCCTCGCGCTGCATGCGGTCGCGGCGACCCATCTCGCTGCCGCCGTCGTCGGCGCAGTGAATGATGACGTGACCGCCTTTGCTGCATTCGACCTTGAAGACTTCCATGTCTACCTCTGCTCGTGACTGCACTGTGCGCGCGGACGCCACACGTCGCCCCTGTGGCGCGCGCAGACGGATTGGGCGGTCGTGCCGAGGGCGACGTGCCCGATGACGTGCGAGGGCGAGCCCGTCGCGGCGGCGTACTCGATGCCGAAGACTGCACCGGTGAACTCGCCGCCGCCGATATCCACGCGCGCGCCGGAGTCGGAGGTCGTCGTTATCTCTCTGGCCGGTGGCGCGGAAGCCTTCTCACGCGCCTTCAGCTCAGCCTCGGCCTCGGTCTTGCCGTACTCGGTGACACATCCTCGGCCTTCGCCGAGGTTCAGGATCGCTACGTAGCCGCTCGGCGACGCGGGGCGAACGACGATGCCGCCGGGCGGCGGGTTCAATGGATTGAGGCCGACGCTCACGGTGCTGACCGTGTGTGCGGCAGTCTGAGAACGCGCCTCCGAATAGCTGCGCCTTCCTCCTCTGCGTGCCATGACTGATTCCCTCTCCATCTCATAGCCAGCCGAGCGCTCGCGCCGCGAGCGTCGCCAGTGTGAGTAAGAACAACGCGGCGACGGCGGCGCGCTTGTGGCGCCGCCGTCGCACGTCCTCGCGGCGCAGAAGAATGCCGCGCCTCAAGCTGCGTTCCTCCTGCCGAGTCGGTCGGCCTCGTAGTCCTTCTCGGCGATGCGAAGCTCCCGGCGCAGCTCGTCCTCTTCGATTTGGAGCTTGCTCTTCTCGTCGCCGATGCCGTCGAGTTCCTGCTGCGTCGAGAGGTAGTCAGGGTCTTCGGTGAGCGAGAACTTGTATGCGGCCTCGCGGGTCTTGTCGTTCGTGTTCGCCTTGTCGTTGTAGGCGGCCAGCTTCAGGGTGCTGTCGAGCCTTGAGAGGCGGCGCGTGAGAGGCCTCTCCTCAATCGTCAACTCGCGCAGCCTTGCGGCTATCTCCGCGCGGCGCTGACGTAGCCAGTGAACGGAGCGCGTGCCCTCTGTTGAAATCATTTCTTAGCTCTCTTCTCTGCCCTCTTCTTCGAGGACTTCTTGTGTTTCGGACAAAGGCCGATTTCAAGGTCGGCGTCTGCGGGGTCGGTGCAGCGGTATGTTTTGAGGCACACGGAGCAAACGTGCTCGTGCGCCTCCCCCTCGGTCGGCATGGCTGTAAGTCCTTTCTCGGGTCATAGCGTTGAAGAGTGAGGCCCGCGCCGCGGTGGTGGTGCACCGCGGCGCGGGCCTGTCGGAGTTACGACTGAGGCTGCTCCTGCTCCTGCGGCTGCTGCGCCGCCTGCTGCTTGTTGGCGAGCTTCTTCAGGCCGTTGGCGGCGAAGTAGCAGAGGCCGACGCCGTCCACGTGCTCCTTGCGGAAGATGCCGAGCTTCGCCATCTCACCGGCGATGCGCTGCGGGTAGATGCCGCCGAGGCCCTTGCGCGAGATGGGCTCGTCTACGGTCGCGTTCATCACGCTGACGACCACCTCGACGACGCGCGCGCCGTTCATGCGCTCGATGGTCTGCTCTTGGAACTTGGCGAGGTACGCGAGCAGCTCGGGGGACGAGCCCTTGACGGAAGCGCCGCCAGCCTCGCGCGGCTGCTTGGGCTCTTTGGGGGCCTTCATGGCGCGAGCGGCCTTCTTCGACGAGGACTTCGACGCGCCGGAGTCGGCGGCGGCGGCGCTCTTCTTCGAGCCGCGCTTCGTGGCGGAGGGCTTATCAATGGGCGCGCCAACGGGCTTGCCCGACTTCTTCGACTTGTCGGTCATTTCAATTTCCTCTCGGGTGACGAATTTGTTGACTACTCGGGCGGCATCCAACGCCGCCAAAAATGTGCCGCGAGTCTGGCAAGCGGCTAAGGTGATGAGTTCTTCGCGGGTGAAGAAACTCGGGGCGAAGGCGCGACGCGGGTTAGTAACTCTGTACTTCCCTGCTCCGGTCGTCGGGCCGGGCACGTAGAGAACGTCGTAGCCTTTGGCCTCGACGGTGGCGACGGCCGAGGCAAATTCGCTCGGCAGCTTCTGAGCAACGGGCGCGCTCACTGTGCGCTCCCTTCGGCCTTTGCCAACTGCTCCTCAAGTCTGCGGAGGCCGTTCTTGTAGAAGCCGAGGTCGCGGCGGGCTTCGACGAGACCGGCATGACTGGCGGTCGTGTTCTGCTCCTTGTGCCACTCGACGGCGCGGCGTTCGACCGCTTCGGCCTCGGCCACGATGCGGCGCTGAGCCTCGACATCCCTGCGGAGTTGTTCGAGGCTGGTTGTGGTCGCTGTTGACATTGAAGGCATCCTTGGTTCGGCTGTGCCGTAGTAACTAACCTGTTGACTACGGTACTACCGAAGACATTTTCCGTCAACAGAAAATTTTCCATTGACGGAAAATTTAATTTTCGCGTATGCTGGCGGCATGTTGAGGACACGCATCGGGGCGCTGGCTCGCGCCGCCGGGTACGAGAAAGCTCACCATTTCGAGTTAGATAGCGGTTTTTCTTCGGGGATGGCGTGGCGACTGTATCACGACGACGTGAAGGCGATGGAGCTCGCGACCATGGAAAAGCTCTGCCTCTTTTTCGGCTGTGAGGTCGCAGATCTGTTTGAAACAGATACTACGGCAACGCCGAAGCAACGCAAGAGTAAGCAGAAAAAGGCCCTGAAGGGTAAGAATTAACAGCTTAATTTTCTTTACATGGAAAATTAACCGTGCTATACGGGTCGGTCATGGTAATGGCATCCGACCGCGTTGAGCCGTTTTCGATTTCACCCAATCCCCTTTTCCTCTTCCACACAGACAACGTGAAGGCGCTACTTCACTCGGCCCGCTCGACCGTTAACAAGCGGCAGGGTCTTGTGACGATCCTCTCGCCGGTCGGCTGCGGGAAGACGACGCTGCTGCGCCACCTGTGGATGGAGTTCGACACGCGCGGCGACACTCTCACCTGCTTCATCCCGACGCCGATCTTCGCTTCGACGTTCGCGATGGTTAAATCAGTCGCGGCCGGCTTCAAGCAGTCGCGCGACGGCATCGAGGGCGAGGCCGCAGTGAAGCGCGACAGGGACCCGCTCGACCCGCAGCGCTCCCTGCGCGCGCAACTCGACGGGCTCGAGGAGTTCCTGGCCGAACAGTACCAAGCGGGGCGCAACGTCTGCCTGCTCATAGATGAGGGCCAGATACTGAAAGACCAGTACTTGGAGCTGCTTCGCTCATTCCTCAACTTCGAAAGCAACGAGGCCAAGACTATCCAGCTCGTCATCGCCGGCCAGTTGGAGATGTGGGAGCGGTTTAAGACTAAGAAGAACGAACCCCTGCGGTCGCGCGTCCACTCGTACGCGCTGATAAACCCGCTCACAGACGTGGAGACTGAGAAGATGATCGCCTTCAGGTGCGCGAAGGCCGAGGTCGCAAACCCCTTCCCTCCCGACGTGGTCGAGCGGATATACGAACTCACCAAGGGCGTGCCGCGCCACATCATCAAGGTCTGCGGCAAGGCGATGGAGTACATGGAGATGGAAGGCGCGGCCGAGGTCACGCGCGATATGGTAGACGGCGCGGCCGAGGACGCGGCGCTCGAAGTAGAGACTGAGGCTGCCGCATGAGCAGACACTTACGCAATATCCTGAACAAGCAGCCAGGCGAGTCCGACGCGCAGACTACTCCCTCTAGTCCCTCTAGCCCCTCTACAGACTCTACAGGGGCTAGAGGAGCTACACCCTCTACAGGCTCTAGCCCCTCTACAGGGGGTAGCCCCTCTAGTGCAAATGTGCAGGAACCGCGCACCCGCAGGCCGACGTCGCCGCGGCGCGGTTTCACGAAGGTCACGAACTCCGTCGTCAAGGTCGCCGTGCCAGCAGGGCTGTTCGGCGCGCAGGGCGGCAAGGCGAAGGAGCTATACGACGCGCTGTGGCAGATGACGCGCGGCGCCGTCGTCCCGAGACGGAAAGTACGCATCCCGAAAGACCAGTTGATGAAGGCCGCCGGAATCGGGTCGGAGATCACGCTGAAGAAGAACCTGCGACTGCTGCGAACGAACGGGCTCGTCGCGGAGACGCTCTTTCCGGGCACGCACGGCGGCAACGAGTATGAAGTCTTCGAGCCGGAGGAGATCGGACCCTCTACCGGGGCTACCCCCTCTAGCCCCTCTACCGGCCCTAGCTCCCGTCAGAATGTAGAGGGAGTAGAGGGAGTAGATGCTACAGCCTCTAGCCCCAGTTTAAATAGCAGCGTTAATGAGACTTCCATGTCAGGCCAGACTTCTCTTTTAAGACCCTTTTCCGGAACTGATGATGATGAGGCTTTCGCCGGGTTTGTCGAAACAATCAGGCGAGCGGCGCTCGATGTGACGGGCAGAGAACCGACGGCGGAAGAGGCGTCGCGGTGGAGTGAACTCGCCGAACTGCTGGCGACCGAGTTGAAGATCGCCGCCGGTCGCACGACCGTGTCGAGCGTGCCCGCGTTCCTGACGGAACATTTACGCAGACGCCTTTGGAAGAAAGAGAAGCGGCAGGTCGAGGCCGAGGCGGGCGTGAGAAGTGAAGGGCGGACGCCGAAGGTGGACGCCTCGCAGTGCCCTGACTGTTTCGGAACGGGGATGTATTATCCGGAAGGATTCGAGAAGGGAGTCGCGAGGTGCGACCATAAAAAGCTCATCGCGGGCGAGACGCCCCACGATTCTTGACAGACCTCTGCGGCTCGCGTAGTCTCACAACTCTGACGCTCCCCGCGGCACTTCACTTGCTACTTTTTTTCTTTGTCGGGACGTGAACGAGAATGTCGCCAGCCGGGCATTCCAACGCCTCGCAGATAGCATCTAAGACCCCAAAATCAATGGAGGTGCGTTTACTTTTCACGATGGCGTACAGGGTACTCAGCGCAACATTCGTCTGACGGTTGAGCCAGTAGACACTTTTCCCCCTCTCGTCGAGCACTTCTTTAAGGCGTACTTGAATCATTCCGTATATATACCACACGCGTTATTCGCTTTGAAGTAACACGTGTTGACTATATAGCGCGTTAACTGTATAGTCAACGCGCGGTGCCGGACGGTTAGAACGCTTTTCCAGTTGCGTAGAATTAAATGCCCGTATTAGGATGCCCGAGCCTTACATAAGCCTTTGCCGATGCCCGAATCTGCAATCCCTGACAGGCGTATGTAAGGCTGCCCGTCCCTACCCAGACAGGGACACACGTCCAGTAGGTCGCCGACCGCCTCAGGGGTTCGCGACTGTTCCGCGTGAATTAGAAGGGAACTAGCGCGCCTCGCGTTAGTTCAAGGGAGACGACAGCCAGACGCCAACCTCGACCAGCGCCGCGGTGATTGCCGCGAGCAGGCCGCCGTCGTTCGTCTGTGTGTTCGTGGGACTCGGCTCCTCAATCGGCGTCGGCGTCGGCGCTGGGGCCGGTGGCGTGTCAATGATGCCGGCGTGAGAGGTGACAGTGATGACCGCGCACAGGCATGCGGCACACAGAGCAGAGAGATATCGGTTCGGTTTTCTCATTGTTTCGATTCGTTGCCTCCGTACAGGTTAGGGCGAGCTGATGAGGTCAGCGCGGGAGAGAATACAATTATTGCAACCGCGGGTGCAATCCTGAGTTAAGCGGAGTCGTAACAGACAAATGAAGCGAACACAATCAACGCTCATCGCGGCGTGCGCCGGCGCACGCGACCTTGAGGCTGAAGGCAGGTTCAGTGAGGCGCGCGAAGCGCTCTCCGCTTTCTGGCTTGGATTGGGACACGACCCGCTGCTCGACGGCCTCGTCGACGCCGAGCGCGCGGAGCTGCTGCTGCGCGTCGGGAAGTTGACGGGCGTGCTCGGCGCGGCCGAAAGGATGGCGGGAGCGCAGGAGCTTGCAAAGGATTTGCTCGGCCGGGCCGCGAGGCTCTTCGAGTCATTGGGTGACGACGACGGCGCGGCCGAGGCGCAGACCGCAACTGCGCTCGCGTATTGGCGCGAGGGGGCCATGCCGGAAGCGGCGGCGATCCTCGACACGGTGCTCGACGCGCGAGGCCGTCTCGCCCGTCGCGTCGCGCTCGAAGCCATGCTCGTCCGCGCAACGCTTCTAAGGTGGGAAGGGCGTTACTACGACGCGTGCGACATGCTCGGAGAGGCGCGCACTCTGCTCGCCGAGCACGACCCGGCGCGCCTGCACGGGAGCTACTACAGCGCGCTCGGGACGGCCTACTTCTTCATGGCCGTCGCGACCGGACAGCGGTCTCTGCTGGAGCGGGCTGAGAACGAGTACATCGCCGCGAGCGTCTACTACTCCGACGCCGGCCACGAAGCCTACCGCGCGAGCGTAGAGAACAACCTCGCGTACATCTACATGCTGCTCGGCAACCTGGCCGCCGCGCACTCTCACCTCGACGTCGCGGCCGAGGCGCTGCGCAAGACCGGCAGCGCGCGCGAGGCGGCGCAGTCGAACGAGACCCGTGCTCGCGTCTTCATCGCGGCGGGCGACCTCGCCGCGGCTGAAGCGTCCGCTTCGGCCGCCGTGGAAAGTTTGTCGCGCGGCGACGCTTCGGCACTCCTCGCCGAAGCGCTCACGACGCGCGGCGTAGCGCGCGCGCGCCTCGGCCTATTGTCGGAGGCGCGCGCCGACCTCAACCTGGCGGGCGAGGTCGCGTCGAGGGTGGGCGACGGCGCTGGCGCGGGGAGGGCGCGTCTGGCTCTGTTCGAGGAGCTGCGCGCCTTCCTCACGCTCGAAGAGGCGCAGGAGGCTTACGACGAGGCCGCGAGGCTACTCGACGGGGTGCAGGACGCCTCCATCGCTAAACGGCTGCGTGAAGCGGCGCGCGGGCTGTACGCGATGACACGCGAGCAGCTCTCCGCCTTGGAGTCTGCCGCATATACTTGGAGTGGGTTCTCGTTTGAAGCCGCCGTGCACAACTTCAAAAAGCTGTGGATCGAGCGGGCGCTGCGGGACGCCGGCGGCATCGTGTCGAAGGCGGCGCGTCTGCTCAAGATGGCGAACCATCAGAGCCTCTTCAAAATGCTTATCGAGGGCGAGTTCAAATCGCTGCGGCACTTACAGAAGCAGAAAAAGCAAAAGTCCAGACTCACGGTGAAGGGAAGGAGCAAACAGTCACGCAGGTCGGCGCGGGCCGTGCGCGCGCCACAGGCCCGCGCATGTTGCAGCCCGGCCGCGGTGGCGTTCAAGCGGCTGAAGCTCAAGACCGGCGATGACACCCTAGCCGCACGCGGGCCGCGTGGAGGTGACAGCCTGATCGTTGACGTGCGCGCGCAGGCTGCTGACGGCGACTTAGTCGTCGTCGTACACCTCGACCTCAGCTATTACGGCTACCTGCGGACGGAGGGCGGCACCATCTTTCTCGACTACCCCGGCACACATCGGGAGCCTGAGGACTTCTCAAAGAAAACGCCCGGCGACGTGCACGTCGCCGGGCCGGTTGTCGCGTACGCGTCTAAAGACGACCCGCGCCGGATACGTCAGCTCCTACCTCTCTAACCTTCTTCACTATCCTGAGAGCCTGTCGGGGGGCGGCGTCCACGCCGCCCCTTCGGCTTTTCGAGCTCGCCTTGGTCAAGCAGCAGCTCCGAGAGAATGCGCAGGCGCGCGCGCCCGCGTTCGTCCAGACTGCCCAGTCGAGACATCATCTCGGAGGCCCGCCCCGATAGTCCTTCGTCTACCAGCTTCTTCAGCAAAGCGTCCACGGCGATGCCGTCCTCGGAGGCTATCGACCTCAACACGCTCGCGTGCTCCTCGCCTAAGAAGTTGAGCGGGTCTTCGGAAGCGCCCTTGCCGGTAATCAGCCAATCGAGGGAGCAGCCCGTCACCTCCGAGACCCGAATCATCTTGTCCATCTCCGGCCAGTACTTACCGGCCAGAATGTCGGTCACGGAAGACCACTGCTTATACCCGAGAATGTCTTTAATCTCGGTGTTGCTGCGCTCGCCGAACGCCTTACGCAGGCGTGCGGGAAAACCTTCATCTGGAATAGGCTTCGGTGACACCGTAGTTTTCGCTTGACTTGACTTCGGCAGTGCCGTAGTATCGTGGGCGCAATAAGCGTTGCGCTTTGCAGGATAAGCCATGACCGACCCCGAAATCAAACAGTTCAAAAAAGATTTGCTGCTGACGACGCTTCGGCTGAGCGTCACGGCCTTATCCGAGGCGACTGGCGAGCCGCGCGACGCTGTCTCCTGCGTCGTGAACGATATCCGTCCTCGCAATAAGACGCGCGTGAAGGTAGCCGACGAGATAGCGAAGCAGGTCTACGAACTCTTCGACGTTGACCCGCCCGCACGCAAGGTATAACGCGCGACGAATATATAGTCATGGCGATTGATAGTCAAGACAATTCGGGCTTGAGGCGGCCTCAGAAATGGAGCGGCCCGCGCGGGCACCACCCCGCGCGGGCCAAAGTCCCGAGAAAGGACTTCGCCATGACGGCCCTCAAATATGAGAGCCGATAAGGCTACGCAAAAGTTAGCACGGCGGGCGCGCCGCCCGCAACCGACCTCTCCCGCGCTCTATTACGCGGCCCGACCGGGCACCACACCGGACGATAAAGCCGCAGCAGTAACTCCGACCCGAGGAAGGGAAGTACTTCAATCGTGAACCCAGTTCTACACGAGCCGCCCGCGTTGCGCGAGGCGTCCGGCCTTCGCATGGCAAGGATGGACCTCGTCCGCGTCGAAGGCGATCACTTCATCGTCGCGCCGCCCTCTAAGCCCGGCGCGCGCGTCGAGTACGTGGTCTTTCCTGACGCGGAGGCGCGCCTACGCTGCATGTGCGCCGAGTTCGAGGAGGCCGTCGTCGAGGATTCGACCTACTGCTGTGCTCACGTCTACGCCGTGATGCACTCGAAGGTCGGCGGCGTCGGAGGTCGCCACTTCGACCCGACAGCTAAGAGCGTTGCCGACATGGTCATGGTCGGCCAGCTCTCAATCATACGCAGGCTCGCGCGCGCGGCCGGAGTCGATCCGGATGCAGAGTGCAGACGCGAGCCACGATTCCGATGCGCGACCGAGGACCTGTCGAAGCTCGGCGCGATGCTTTTCATCAACCACTTGAAATCAATTCTCCCCGAAGGCGTCGACATGGGGGGCGACGCCTCCGAGTAAGCGCCGCGCGTGCGGCGCGGGGGCGGGCGGCCCGACGACGCCCGCCCCTTTGTGTAGAGCGTAGACCTTTTTCAAATCTGCATGAGTTCAAAACCAAGAATCCTTGCTCCCAATTACACGCCCACGCCTAACGTCTGGCTGGACGAGATCATGCCTCTCATCGACACGGTCGCCGAGCTTAAGGTGACGCTCGCGATCCTGCGTGCCACGTTCGGGTGGGCGGAGGGTACCGGCCGGAAGTTGGAGGACAAACTGAGCTGGTCGCAGCTCGCGAAGAAAACGAAGCTCTCTCGCCAGAGTGTCATTAACGGCCTCAAGGCAGGAATGGAGCGCGGCTCCATCGGGAGAAAGAAGGACGGGAAGGGTTACAAATATCACTTAATCATCGACCCCGCACTGGTCAAAGCATTAGACCGTTCAAGGGTACAAACTTTAGACCCTTCCGACGAACCTGAAGGTACAAACTTTAGACCCTCAAAGGTCTCAGGTTTAGACGGTTCGTCGGTACAAAGTTTAGACGGACAAAAGAAAGATAGTAAAGAAACTAAAAAAAGTGGATTACGAAAGTCGAATGAGGCGGCGGCGTCGGGGCATGGGCGCGAGGCGTCGCCGCCGTCGCCTGAGGATAGGATTTTCGTACCGAACCCTTTCCCGGTAGACGCGCAGATGCGCGAGTGGGCGACGAAGGAATGCCCGCTCGTCAACCTCGACGACGCGACCGACAAGTTCGTCATCGAGTACGACCCGGAAGGCGAGGCTGGCGGCGAAGCGCCTCGCTACGGGATGAAGCTCTGGCTCCAGAAGTGGCGCACCTGGATGCGGCGCGAGCAGAAGTTCGAGACACGCGACCGCGCGCGCGAAGGCTACCCACAGTCTCCCAGCGGCAAGCCTGCCTCACACGTTCCTGACTCGAAAAAGAGAGACTTCAGCTCGTGCCCCGACTGTTCGGGGACGGGCGTGTATTACCCCGAAGGCTTCGACAAGGGCGTGCAGAAGTGTAAGCACGCGAACATGCCTCGGCCGACCGTCGAGCACGTCGGCGAGACACAGGCCCAAGTCTGATAGAGCGGAGGTCATTTACATGGCAGCATCATTCGAAGTCGCGCCTGAAATTCAGATGTTCGGGAAGCGACTCATCAAGGACTATCACACGCACTTGAAGGATCGGCGCGTCGAGTACCTCTTCGATGTCTCGAAGCCGAAGAAGCTGAAGCCGGGCGAGGAGGAGCCGGCGGGCGATGTGAAGATCATCTCCGGCCTCGCAGCGTGGCTCGCGGGTACGACGGAGGATCCTTACCCCGACCCGTTCTTCGTCATCGTCATCAAGCGGCATGTGTGGCTCAAGGTCGAGCAGGAGCGCGAGCGCGAGGCGCTGGTGGACTGGTTCCTATGCCGCACGACGATTGATAAGAAGTCGGGCGCGCCGAAGAAGCGCAACCCGGACGCGCAGGTCTTCACAGAGAACGTCAAGCGCTACGGCCCTTGGCACGAGTCGTTGAGGGCGACGCTCAAGGCGGCGGGGCAGGACGCGTCGCTGCCGTTCGACCAGCCGCCGCCCGAGCGCGGCGCGAAGAAGGGGCCGAGGCGCATCCCCAAAGCGGAGCGCGCGGCCCGTTGAAGACCGGGGCGGTAGGGAGGGCCTGCTTACACAAACCGGGCCGGCTATCGCAAGAGTCGTGAACTCACAGAGTCGCAGGGAACGCGACGGCGTCCGGCTCGCGGTGACGCCGTCGAGCGAGAGCGCGCATTCGGGGTATCAGCGCGCCCGATGATGTGAGCAATCCTGGCAGGCGGGCAATGTTTCGGAAGCGGCCGATGCCGCAACCCGGTTGATACATTGAGCCCCCCGCAAAGCCTCCGGCAGCCCCGGCACTTTTATTCGAGTCCGATAACGACTGAGGTTTGAAGGTCTGACAATGAAAGTTAAAGACTTGGAAATCCCTGCGGGCTATGTACGCGTTACCGACGGCGCGACCGAGGCGCTCGACCTCGTCTGGAATAAAGACAAGAACGAATTCGAGCCGGTCGATACAGTCAACGAGTACGTGAGCGAATACCTCTGCGTCATTCGCCCCGACCCGAAGCGGCCGAGGATCCTGCGCGGCCGTCGCCCGGTGCTGCTCGCCACAGAGACCGAGCTGCTGCTGGCCGCGGCTCTCAAGTCCGTGCTCTTCCAGTTGGCCGGAGGGCGCGCGCCGGAGGTCAGGAGTGGCGGGGACACTATCGTCGAACTCTATCTCGACCGCTTCGCCTTCCGCGACGCAATCGAGCATCAGGTCGGCACGGTGCAGGTCGGCGAGGACGGCAACAACGGCAGAGACTTCGTGAGGTTGGTACGGAAATGAGTAGAGGCAAAAAGAAAGAGCCTGCCCCCATCACCATCACGCCGACGGCGACGCCGTCGAGCTGTCTCGCGGAGGATTACGAGAGCTGCCGCCGCGAGGGCATTCACGTGCGCGTAGTCGAGAACGGGCGCAGGGCTGGGCTCTGCTGGTGTGGCGGGGTTCACGTTGCGGTTGCTGGCGTGAGACTCATCAACGTGACGACGAGGTAAGTCCCTTTGTTATCTGACGCGACCAAAAAGAAGACGGCGACGCCGCCGCGCCATAGGCACGTCGAGGCCGAAGAGGAGACCAGCTTCGCCTCCTTCATCTTTATGAACAGCATCGACGCTGCGGAGGCCTCGCGCTTCCTCGACTGCGTCAAGGGATGTGGAGGGGGCGAGCACACCGACTGCCTGACGCTCGCCAAGCTCTATGACATTTGGCGGGCGCTCGGCCGAGATGGCCGCGACGGTGACTACGATGACGACGAGCAGAGGGCGTTGCGTGATGTAACGCGGATATGGTGCCGCGGAGTCGTACGCGGCGAACTGTCTACGGAGGTTCGGAGATGAGCAGTACCGACGAAATTAAACACACCTTCGGCTACGTGCAACTGTCGTTGAGGAGCGGCGACCTTTACTACGTGTACATAAACACCGTGGCCTTAGTGAAGGTCGCGCGCCGCGTACACGCGCCGTCCGAGGGAGAGGGGCACAAGTGGAAAGAGCACTTCGAGCAGGCCCAAGGTCTGCGAGGCGGAGAGCAGCGATGACACCACAAGAACTTGATCCGCAGCTCGTCGAAGACTGCGCCGCGCGCGGACTCACACAGAAAGAGGCGGCGACCGAACTCGGCGTCAAAGTCGGGTCGTTCGTCAACCATCTCGCGAGCGGTCGCCCCCTGCACGGCGCTTGGCGTCGCGGCCGCGAGCGATTCAACGCGCTGCGTCGCGCAGACGAACTCACGGCGGGACTCGCCGGCGACGACCCGCGCGCGCTTGTGCTCAAGGCCGTCTACGAGGGCATCAAGAGCAGGCGCGAAATCGTGGACGCTACTGGCCTCGACTATCACGTAATCAACAACCATCTCTACAACCTCGAAGCGGGCGGCCTTATCGAGAAGGTCGAGACTCTTCGCATCGTCTACTTCCGCCGCGTGGGGAGTAATGAGCGACCGCCGACAGAACTCGGAGCTGCCGGGCACGGCCAGCGCACGCAGTCTGATGAGAGCATAGCCGCCTGACGAAGAGAGGCGGGCCGTAAACGATGCCGAGCAAACGCTGGGGCAACAAGGATGTGAAGGCTTATCAGGAGCGCCGCCGCGGCGGAGGTGGTCAACCTGCCGCCGTCGTCGGTGCCGGCGCGACGCGTGTGCGACAGCGCAAGCAGCCGAACCGCACCGAGCGAGAGTACGAACAGACATACCTCATCCCCGAGCATCTCGCAGGTGATGTCGTCGAGTACTTCTTCGAGTCCATCTGCCTCGTGCTCGGCGTGGACACGCGCTACTACCCCGACTGGCTCGTGCGCACGAGGTCGGGCAGGTTGCAGATCCGCGAGGTCAAGGGCGGATACAAACGAGAGGATGCTTTCAAGACCTTCAAGACGGCCGCAGAGATGTTCGGCGGCTGCTTCGACTTCTTCCTCTGCGAGAAGTTGGACACAGGAGAATGGCGGATAACGGAGTACAGGAAGGGAGGCGAGCGTTGATCTGCCCGAACTGCCAAACTGATAACAACAGCGTCGTTGTCTCGTCGGTGGCCTACCCTGAGAGGATTTGGCGCAGGCGCAAGTGCCTCTCATGCGAAGGACGATTTACGACCTACGAAACGGTCGGCAAGCCGCCTAAACCTATCGCTCCCCATCTTCGGAAGTCAGTACGCGCCCCACAACGTTAGCATGTCTACGACAGTGGCACATCTAGCACACTCGCATGCCCGACCGCGCGTGTCAGAATTGCCGCCGTCTCTCGCGACAGCTAACTCCGAGGTAATCGAGATGGACGAAACCACTAAGCTCATTCTTAAGAACGCCGGCGCCTCACTCGTGAGGGCGCTGCTGTATTCGCTCGCGACGTGGCTCGTGTCGAAGAACCTCGTGAGCCAAGAGGCGGGCTCCGCGCTCCAGGCGCACGCGGGCGAGATAGCCGCGGGCGTCATCACCTTCGTCTGCGCCTACGCTTGGTCGGTCTGGCAGAAGAAGCACGCCAACGAGAAGGTCAACGCCGCACTCCTTTCTAAGCCGACCGTAACCCGCGAGCAGTTCGAGCGCTCGCTCCACAATTAACCGCCAGCACAACTCGAAAGGAGTTACATACATGAAGACGCACATCAAACGACTACTGCTTATACCGCTCGCGCTGATCGTGATTGTCGGCGCGGGCTTCCGCGAGTGCGGCGGCAGAGACCCGAACGCCCCGCCGCTCACGCCAGAACAGAAGGTCGAAGCCGAGCGCCAGCAGCGCGAGGCCGTCATAACGAGCGTCTGCGTCGGCATCGACACCGGCGCGCAGGGTCTCGGCCTCGGCATCAGGCGTGTCAAGGAGAACCGCCTCGCGGGCCAATCCAAGCGCACTCCCGCCGAACACCTCGCGCTCGCGCAGAAGGCTAAGAAGTTCAACGGCATCATGCGAAAGGTAACTGAATACCTGCTCTCGCGCTCGGAGTTGAACGACCAAGACCGGCGCACGCTCGCCGAGGACGTGGACGATATGCTGAAGCTCGCGCGCGAGATAGGCTCCGTCACCATCTCTGCGGACGCGGGGAAGCAGTTCGCCTTCGACCTCGGCGTGATGGCGGCGAAGGCCACGCTGCAAAGCTCGGCGGGTGAATTCCTGCGCAAGGTCAAGACCGGCGACGTGCTCATCATCTCGGCCGCGGCGAAGTCGGCGCTGCAAGACGCCCTTCACTATCTCGACGCCAACGACGAAGAACTCGACGCGTCGCTGAAGGAACTCGGAGGCGTGGGCGCTGCCCCGCGCGAAGCTGTTCGCCGACGCCCCGCGGGCTGACTAGCCGCGCGCGCGTGTTCCCAATTTGGACGGCGGCGCAAGCCACTCGCCGCCGTCAGTTCAATGGCGGCCTCACGCCGTAACCGGTCGGCTGCGGCGCGAAAACTCAGATGGAATCATGGCTCGCCACACACGCACTAGAGGTGCTCTTCGGCTTGATCGTCGCCACGTCCGGCGGCGTCGCCGGATGGAACAAACGCCGCGACCGCCAACTTAAGGAATGCCGCGCGAGGTGCAAGCAGCTCACGGCCGACCTCAACAAGGCACGACGCGATTACGGCCAGAGCCTTGAGTTCAACCTAAAAGATAGGTGGATGATCCGCCAGCTTGGAAAGATGGTCAGGGAGTACAGGCGCAAGCTCGGCATCGAGGAAGGCGACCTCCTTTTGGAGCTTTACGATCAGGCCGAGGCAGAAGCCCGCACACGCCAGTTGGCAGCCGGCGTAGGCATACACATAACTACCTCGCACACGACCGAGGAGTCATTAACCGATGAGTAGCGCAACGACGGAGATGCCGAAGCCCCTCGTGCTTTTCGTTGACGATCAACCCGACCTCCGGGAACTCCTTGAGGTATACGCCAGCAAGTTCGGGCTCCCCTTCAAGATCGTATTTGCCGAATGCGTCGAAGGGGCGCTGCGCGTGGTGCGCGAGCAGAGGCCCGAGGCCGTCATCCTTGACGTAAATCTCTCGGGCGAGACTGGCTTGGACGTGGCCGACCACCTGCACGAGTTCTACCCCGACGTGGTGAAGGCCGCGCTTACCGCTTACGACATGACGACGACGCACGCCAACTGCGAAGAGTACGAGATGCCGGTCTGGCCCAAGCCGGTGAGGACTGTGCCGGAGCTGGTAGCTAAGGTCGTCACACTGCTCGCAACGCGCCAGCCCGCAGGCAACGGCGGCGTGAACGTCATGCGCGTGCTCGCTTCGATGCTCGGAATGTTCGGCGGCTTTCACATGCCGCGGCTGCACTGAGGTCTAATGCCGAAGGACAGAGGTTCAAAGTCTAAGAAGGCGTCGGCCGCTCTCAAGAGCGGCTACGTCGTATTGCCCCTCTCGGCTGTCCGCGAGGATCCCGCGAACGAGTTCGTTCACCCTCCAATTCAGATCGAGCGCCTGATGCGCGCGCTGACTATCTTCGGCCAGCAGCGCGCCGTCATCATCGACCAGGACGAGGTCGTCATCGCCGGCGAGGGCGTTCTCACGGCCATGCGTCGCCTCGGATGGGAGACGGCGCGCTTCAAGTACTCCTCGCTCACTGGAGCGGCGCGCGCGGCCTACAGGCAGCTCGACAACATGAGTCAGCGGCTCGCGAGTCTCGACGAGACAATACTCGCCGCGAACCTGGCCGGGCTCTCTGAGGCGCAGGGCCCTGCGTTTGACTTCTCAGCTCTCGGCTTCGACGACGAGTCGTTCGCGCGCGCTCTCGACCCCGGCGCGTGGCGAGGGCGAGTCATCGACCTTTCCACGGTCGGCGATTACGACCCGAACTCGGAGACGTTCGTTATCAAGGTCGCGGGCGTCGCGCCGGAGCAGGCCGAGGGCCTGCTGCTGGAGCTCGCCGAGGCGCTGGAGGGGACGGGCTATGCCGCCGCGCGCGCCTGAGGTCGAGACCGGGCTGATAGACATTGACCTCGTCCAGAATGACCCCTCTAACGAGTGGGCGCACGAGGGCGAGCAGCTCGACGTGCTCCGGATGAGCCTCACGCTCTTCGGCCAGCAGCGGGACATAGTCATTGACGGCCGCAACGTCTGCGTGGCCGGACACGGCGTCTTGAAGGCCGCGCGCAGCCTCGGCTGGAAACAGATCGGGTACGAGCGCACGCAGCTCGAAGGCCACGCGCGCGACTCTTACCGTATCGGCGATAACGTACTCGCCTCGCTCCGACAGCTCGACCTCGCAATCTACACCGCCAACGTCCGCGCGATCGCGGAGGAGATGGGCGAGCAGTTCGACCCGCTCGTCCTGGGCCTCCGGCCCGCGGAGTTCGCACACTTGACGAACGTCGTCGGCGCGCGGGAGGAAGCGCGCCTCGATGAAGGGAAGCTCGTCACGCTCAAGGTCGCCGGGGTGAAGGCGTCGGACAGGTTTCAAATACTCTCGCTCGTCGAGAGAGTACTGGAGGGCACGGACTATGCAGCCAGAATGTACTGAGCCGCGCCTGCCGGTGCTCGTCTCATACGCCTTCCTGAAAGACTCGCCCGCTCTGTGCGAGACGGTGCTGAACGCGCCGGGGGTCGAACTGCTCCTCGACTCCGGCGCGTTCACCGCCCTCAACGCGGGACAAGAAATCAGGCTCGACCGATACATGGACTTTCTAGAAGAGTGGTCGCCCAAGCTCTTCGGCTACATGGCGCTGGACAAGTTGCAGGACCCGGTGACGACCGACGCAAACCTTCGCGTGATGCTCGACCAAGGTTTGAAGCCCATACCCGTCCACGTCTACGGCGACGACGGCGCGCGCATGGATCAACTCTTCGAGTGGTCGCCGTGGGTCGCGCTCGGAGGCTTGCGACGGCCGCACAGGGGCGCGGCCCCGCTCACTTACGTCAAGCAAAAGATGCACTGGGCGCGAGGCCGAAACGTGCATTGGCTCGGCTACGTGAGACTGCCCGCCATCCGAGCCTTCAAGCCGTACTCGGTCGATTGCTCCTCTTTCGCCTCGGGAGTGCGTTACGGCAACGTGCAGGCTTACGCGGGGCGCGGACGCTGGCTCAACTTTAGTCACGAGCAGGTCGTCGCGGAGAAGCCATACCTTCAGGCGGAGGTGCGCGCGCTGCTCGAACACTACGGCATACCCGTCGAGCACTTCGTAGACCCGCGCTACTGGAGGAACGCGGGGAAGGGGACGGGGATTAACTCGCGCGAGTCGGTAGCCATGCGGCTGCCGTGCCGCTCGTGGGTTCGTTACGTGATGGAGGTCAAGCAGGAGTTCGGCACGCGCATATTCATGGCGAGCCTGCCTGCGACGCTGCCGCACGTTCTCGACGCATTCGATTGGTGGAAAGGGAAACATGCTCAAGGTCAGGGTCTACGCGACAACTAGATTCGAGGGCTTTCACCGCTGGCCCGACGCGCCGGATGAAGTTGCATTTCTGCGCAACCGTCACAGGCACGTCTTCCACGTCCGCGCCGAGAAGGCTGTCAGCCACGACGACCGCGACGTTGAATTCATTCTGCTCAAGCGCGCGGTCGAGGCTGAGATCAAGACCGTCTCACTCGAAGAGGAAACGGAGACGTGGTCTTGCGAGAGGTGGGCTAGTGAGCTGCTTCAGCGGCTTCAACTGGACAAGGTAGATGTGAGCGAGGACGGCGAGAACGGCGCCGTAGTCGAACGATGAAAGACACGAAGATCTTCACGCGCACAAACATTAAGACGGCGGCGCTCGTGGCGAGCTACCTCGGCGCGATAGTCGCGGCGAACATTGCAGTCGCCCACTTCGGCCCGGCTGCGTTGCTGTTCACGGCCGTGCTGCTCATTCCGTTCGACCTGTGCGCGCGCGACCTTCTACATGAACGGTGGCACGAGTACGGCGGCCTCCTGCCTAAGATGGCCGTCCTTGTCGCCGCGGGCTCGCTCCTCTCCTACCTGGCGAGCCCATCATCCGGCCGAGTCGCGCTCGCCTCGTGCGCGGCCTTCGGCACAGCGGCCACCGTTGACACCGCCGTCTACCAGCTCCTAGCGCGGTGGCCTAAGCAGTGGAAGATGAACGCTTCGAACTTCTGCTCGGCAATAACAGACTCGATCATCTTCCCCATCGTCGCGTTCGGCTCTACGACGCTCCGGCTCTCGGCGGGTCAGTCGGCCGCCAAGTTCGCAGGCGGCATCTTCTGGACGTGGCTCTTCGTCGGGTACTTGCGCCGGCGCGCGGAGAGGCGAGTCGAACGGAGGCTCGAAGAGAACCTGATGCGAGCCGGGCTGCTGAAGCACAGGCGTCCGCCAATAACAGACTTCAGCGCTTACGAGGGACGCACACCGATTCAGGTCAAGGGCAGACCTGTTTCTGAGACGATCATCGAGGACAGAAGGTAAGCATGTACATCATTCGCAAATTTTTCAGCTTCGAAGCCGCGCACAAGCTCTCCGGCCTGCGGAAGGGGCACAAGTGCGGCACACTTCACGGCCACACCTACGGCGTCACGGTGGAACTCCAGTCGGCGACGCTCGACCGACGCGGCTTCGTCAGAGACTACGGCGATCTTAAAGCTCTGAAGACCCACATCGACATTTACCTCGATCACAGCTACCTGAACGAGGTCGCCGAGAAAAAGGGCTTCGAACTGCTGCGGCAGCCGACCGCAGAGAACATCGCGCACTACCTCTACGACTGGTGCGCGCGGCGCTGGCCTGAAGTCTCGGCCGTCGTCGTTAGCGAAACACAGGCGACGACCGCCGAGTACAGGCCGGTCGTGTCTCAGTGGCAGGTTGCCAGCGCGGCCTTCGGAGAGTTTATTGCCGCGTACTCGAAGGGTGATGACGAGGCCTCGGCCGCGGCTCTCAAGAAAATAGAGCGAGCCCTGCGCTCGTAAGGGGGAGAGTTGAAAGACCAAATCACCGTAAGTGAGATCTTCGGCGTGACGATTCAGGGCGAGGGGCCATTGCTCGGCGTGCCGACGGTCTTTGTCAGGACGGGAGGCTGTGAGTTCCGCTGCATCTGGTGCGACTCCATGCACGCGGTGGATCCGTCGAACCGTCACGACTGGGAAAAGCTGTCGGCCGACGACGTACTCGAACGCGTCGTTGACATCACGCGCGGCTTCCCGTGCCTCGTCACTCTCTCCGGCGGCAACCCGGCGCTGATGTCCTTGGGCGGCCTCATTGAGCGCGGTCACGAACTCGGCTACTCCTTCGCGCTCGAGACACAGGGCTCGACTGAGCGCGACTGGTTCGCAGCGCTGGATCACCTCGTGCTCTCCCCTAAAGGGCCTTCGTCGGGCATGAAGTTTGAGAAAAAGACTTTGCAGCGCTGCGTCGAGGCCGCGGGGAGTCAGACCGAGATCGCGTTAAAGCTCATCGTCTTCGGCGAAGAGGATTACCTGTTCGCGCGCGGCGTGCATGAGGACTTCGGCGAGCTACCGATGTACTTGCAGGCAGGCTCTCCCGTCCCGTCCGTCAAGATAGCGACGCGTCCACCGGTCGGAGGTGTCGCCGAGGCATACACGACCATTTTTAATCGCCTAGATAAGGCAGAGCTTCGAGAAGAGATAGCGCAGCGAACCATCTGGCTCGCGGGACGCGTGGCACAGGATCGCTGGTTCGACGTTCGCGTCGGCTGCCAGCTTCACACGATGTTATGGGGGCACGAGCGTGGGGTCTAGCAGTTCATCACTCTTAGAGGCGGAGGAGGCGACGACGACGGCGCCCGTCGTTGACTACGATTGGCTATTAAGGCTCGGCCGCGACTTCCTGCTTGCGGTAGGTGAAGACCCGGACAGGCCGGGCCTGAAGGACACGCCGCGACGCTTCGCAGAACACTGGCGCGAGTTCTTTGAATTCGACGCGGGGCGAATCGACACGGCCTTTCCAGAGAAGCACGCCGACGAAATGGTCATCGTGAGCGGCATCCCCGTTCACTCGTTCTGTGAGCACCATCTGCTGCCCTTCAGCGCCTCGATCAGCATTGGCTACATCGCCGCCGACGAAGTACTCGGGCTGTCGAAGTTCGCGCGCATCGCGCTGAAGTACGCGCACAGGCTCCAGCTCCAAGAGCGCCTCGTGCGTCAGATTGCTGAGCACGTGAGCCGCGCGACTAACTCGCCCGACGTGATTGTTGTCGCGCGCGGGTCTCACTCGTGCATGAAGTGCCGGGGCGTCAAGAGCGACGGCGAGATGGTCTGCTCGAAGCTGCTCGGCCGATTCAAACACGACGCGGCGATGCGCGCCGAGTTCCTGACTCTCTCCTACGGAGGGCTGCGCTGATGTCCGTTAAATGCTTCATGGTCGAAATGCTCGACGACACGAGCTACCGCAGCGCCGAGACCGGCGAGACTTGGCCCGGCCTCTACGACCTGCCACCCGGCGCGATGTTTTGGTGGACGTTCGCGACTAGCGAGGTCAGCGACTGGCACCCGTACAACGGGCCGGAGGGCAAGTGCCTCGCGGTCATGCTGCCGAGCCGTAACGTCTGGCTCATAGACTCGGATGCGAAGAACTGCACCGACAAGGAAGACTTCCAGCGAGGCGGACATAAGTGCTGGATACGTCACGGCGCGCCGCCGCTCGTGACGGTTGATAAGCGCGCCGGCGTCGAGGGCGCGAGCGCGGAGAAGACGTGCGGCGCGGGCGCGGGCTCGATCCAGAGCGGCGAATATCACGGCTTCCTCCGCGGAGGATTTCTCGTTGCCTGTTGAGGTTGTTATGAAAGACCGATTCACAGAAGAGCCTTACTTGGACGACGGCAGACCGGAAATCCTTTGCGTCTACGAGCGGCATCCTCTAACGCGCTCTGTTCGTGTGGTCGATTTCGAGTGGCGCGGGCCGGTGAACGAACCGGTCAAGGTAACGGAGGAACATTTGCAGGCGACGGGCCTCGCCTTCGGTCTATTGCGTGACCGATTCCCTCCGGTCTTATCCTGCTTCCCTTGGCCCCTGCGGCGCGTTGACGTGGAGACCTTCTACGACATCTCGGCCATGTACGTTCGTACTGACCGCGGCTGGCGGAACTGGTATTACTACGCCGCCCGCGCCCGCGCGCGCCGCGCATGGCGTTGGTTCTTCGCCCGCCTCGTGTGGACGCTCGTCGTGTGGGGGCTGGCCGTCGTCGAACGGGGCACGTTCCCGACATGGGGCGACGTGCTGAAGCCGCAGCGGGAGTCCGCGAGGTGGAAACGGCTGAAGGGCCGACTGCGACGGCGGCGCTGATCATGCGTTGCTTTGATTACCCCATGAACGCTTGGGTACCCATGAACGCTTCAAATCATGCCTCTGTGCGAAATAGTCGAGAAGAACAAACCCGCCTGCGCGGAGCAGCTCGACGCGGAGGGCGTCTGCCCCGTCCACTGCCGCGCGGACACGCCCCAAGGGCCTTGCAAACGTCATCACAAACCGGGCCTGAGGCACTGCTACCAGCACGTCACGCTTCTCGACGCGCGCGCGGCCGTCGTCCAGCGCATCCAGAGTGGCGGCGAGTCTTCAACACTGCTTCAGGCGGCGCAGGCGTTCGAGGAGTTGGCCGAGGCGCAAGTCGAGCAGAAGCGCGACGCCGCACTGAAGGCGATTCAGCGGCTCGGACACCTCCTCCGCAGTGGCGCGGCCGACGCGGGCGAGAGCAACGTCCAGTTCGAGGTCGTCACCGTCGCGCTCGTCGAGCGCCTGTTTCAATTTGTCGCCGACGTGCTAAGGCGGCACGTCACCGACCCGGAGGCGGTCGCTGAAATCGAGTCCGGCCTCCTAAAGCTCGCGGGAGAGGCGGGCGACAGCCTGTTGCGACTCCGTACCTGGACGACGCCGGCTCGTCCCGACCGTTGAAGCAGGTCGAGCGTCACAACCCTATGGACGCGCAGCAACTTAATCATGGCCCTATGCGGCATAGTCGAGAAGAACAAGCCAGCCTGCAAAGAGCGGCTCGACGAGGAGGGTGTGTGTCCCGTCCACTGCTCGGCGAAGACGCCGCACGGTCCCTGCAAGCGCCATCACAAAAAGGGGCGGCGGCGCTGCCACAAGCACGGGGGCAATTCGAAGCGGGGGATAGACCACCCCAATTACAGGGAAGGGAAGTACGTCAAGGAGCGCTACCGGGACTTCATAGACGACCCGGCCCTGTCCGAGGCGTTCGAGGACGCGGAGCAGTTTCACGACCAGCTCTCTCTCCGCAAGGAGATCACGCTGCTGGACGCACGCACCGCCGTCATCCTCCGCCGCCTTCAGCACGGCGAGGGGCCTTCGCTAATCCGCCGCGCTCAGGAAGCCTTCGAGAAATTCGCCAGCGCGCAGGCCGCTAAGAAGCGCGACGCCGCGCTCGAAGCCATACAGCAGCTCGGGCAGCTCCTGCGCAGGGGCGTGGACGAGGAGGACGACTGGGAGAAGCTGGAGGAGCTGGCCTTCGAGCGCAGGCCGAAGTTGGTCGAGTCGGAGATTAAGCGGCAGCAATTCCAAGTCGAAGTAATTCACATGATCGTCGTCGAGCGCATGCTTCAGCTCGTCGCCGAAGTAATCAGGCAGAATGTTAAAGATTCCACTGCCATCGAAAACATCGAAACCGCCCTCGTTAGGATCGCTAGCGATGCGGCTGGCAGCCTTACTCCGGGAAGGCGCGCAGGCGGTCGAAGCCACTGAGGCCGAGACGAAGGCTGCGGATGAGGCTCGCTTGGTCGCGCCGCCCGACGTACTCGAGTGGGCGCGGATGTACCGCCGCATCGACAACAAGCCCTTCTCGCTCGCGCGATACAAGCCGCTTGAGCAGATCTACCGGGACACTCACCCGTACATGGTCATAAGGAAGCCCGCGCAGAAGGGCCTCTCCGAGTACGCCGTCACGCGGGCCTGTCACAAGCTCGACGTGGGCGCTAACTTCTTCGGCCTCGACAAGACGGGCCTCAACGTGGGCTACGTCTTCTCGACCTCCTCGGCCCTCAGCAACTTCTCCAAGGAGCGCTTCGCCGGACTCCGGATGGAGTCGGACAAGCTGTCGAACCTCTTCACGGTCTACGACGCGGTCGGCTTCAAGCAGGCGGGCGAGAGTTATCTATACTTCGCCGGCGGCAAGTCCGTGAAGGCGATGAAGTCATTCGCGGCCGACGACCTCATCCTTGACGAGTTCGACGAGATAGAGCCCAACATCGTCGCTCTCGCCGAAATCCGCCTCAACGAATCGGAGCTCGCCTACCAACTGCGGCTCTCGACGCCGACCTTTCCGGGCAAGGGGATTGACGCGGAGTATCAGCAGTCCGATCAGCACGAGTGGAAGGTGCGCTGCGGCATCTGCGGCGAGTGGTACGAGGTGGACTTCTTCCGCGACGTGCGCGCCAACGGTACGCACAACGAGACTTGGAAGGCGTGGCCGGTCGAGCGGCTGCACACGGCCTCGATGGACGTGGCGTGCCCGTCGTGCACGAAGACGGTTGATACCCTCGGAGAGGGGCACTGGGTCGCGCGCGAGCCGTCGAGGAAGCGCATACGCGGCTACAGCGTCCCGGCGCTCTCGTGCGGCAAAGTCAATCTCAACCGCCTGGCTGTGAAGTCTGTCAGCACGGAGCCGCTCGTCGTTCAGGAGTTCTACCGCTCCGACCTCGGTTTGCCTTACGAGCCGAAGGGCGCGCGCGTCACGGACGCGATGTTGCGACAGTTGAGCGTCGAACTCCCGAACGGGCTTCTCCCGAACTACGCGTGGCGCAACGTGACGATGGGCGTGGACGTGGGCTCGCCGCGCTGGTACTTCCGCATCTCGGGCGAAGGCCCCGACACCAGGCGCTACGTCATAGCGATGGGCTACGTCGTCTCCGACCGCACACAGAACGGGTGGGCGAAGCTCTCGCAATTGATGGAGGCGTACAGCGTTCGCAACTGCGTCGTCGATATGAACCCCGAGACGAACGCGAGCGCCGAGTGGGCCGACAAGCATTCCGGTCGCGTGCTGAGAGCTTACTACCCGACGACGGCGACGGCGCTCAAAGGGCGTCTCTTCCGCCTGCCGGGCGAGGAGCCTGAGGACGCTGACCTTTCCGAGAAGCAGGCGGCGCACGCGGTGCAGGTCAACCGCACGATGGTCATGGACGCCGTTTTCAATGTCATCGCGTCGGGGCGCGAGATCTGGCCGGCTGTAATCCACAACGACCCCGAAGTCGTCGCGCACATGAAGGCGCCGGTGCGCGTCGTCGTCACTGACAAGAATGGGAACGCGGAACCCCGTTGGGTTCACACGACGCCCGACGACTTCTATCACACGTGCGTCTACGACTACATCGCGCAGAACACTCTGCCGAAGTCCACCTTCGTCGGCGTCATGCCTTACACGGGGGAGGAGGAGTAACACTTCATCAACAGGAGAGGAGCTTTATGGCTACCAACATCAAACCACTGCACGACCGCGTTATCTTGAAGCGTATTGACGAAGGCGAACAGGTTCGGGGCGGCATCATCATCCCCGACACAGCGAAGGAGAAGCCGCAGGAGGGCGAGGTCATCGCCGTCGGCGACGGCAAGCGTAAGGACGACGGGGTTCGCGTCCCGCTCGATGTCAAAGCTGGCGACCGCGTGCTCTTCGGTAAGTACTCGGGTTCCGAGATCAGGATGGACGGCGACGAGTACCTGATCATGCGCGAGGACGAAATCCTCGGCATCATCGAGCGCGCGGGCACCAAATAAGGAAAAAGGAATGACGCTCGAACAGTACATCGAAAATGATAAGCAAGCGGCGGCACAGGCCGGAGAGTTCGTGCTGCTCTATTACCGCAAGGGCTTGGGTACAGCGGGCGACCGCGGCCAGCTCGCGCGCTTCGCCGCTCACTTCGCATGCCGAGCGCGCTACTGGGAGAGCGAACAGTCGCGGCTCGATTCAATCGAGCACACCGTGCTGACACAGCACAGGCGCTGCGCGCCGGCTGGCGAGCCTACATTCTTCGGCCGCACAGAGCGGCAGATTCAGTATGAGGAAGAAGACCGAAAGTTCTTCCACCGAAAACAGTGGGAGTGGTTTAACGGCCACACTGACAACGTCGCTCGGGCGGCGTGAGGGAAGGGGCATATGGATATCAAATCAGAGGCGACCGTGCCTAAGAACGGCGATGACGTGACGCATTACCTGAAGGACGGCCAGACGCCCTGTCCGATAGCGCAGGAATGGGGCCTGCCGCCGGGCTGGCCGCGCAATCAAGTTTGGTCGCAGCGCTGGAGCGACGTTACGTGTCCAGAGTGCTTGACGGCGAAGCCTGAGAGCGAAGCCAGCTAACGGTAAAAGTTCGACTCGACCGAGGAGCAAAAACTATGAGCATCATCGACAGCGTACTGGCGTGGTGGCGAAACAGCGGCATTGAACCGCTCCACTTCCTTGACGACGTGGAACCGCAGCCGCATCAGCAGTCGCGGTCTCTCCGCAGCATCAGCGGCGTCGACGTGCCTGACGTTGGCCGCTCCTCGGTCGAGTCGAACATGCCGGATCGGATGCGCTCCGCGCTCGGCTACTGGGGCGGCGTTTCGCCGATCATCGACTTCAGGGCGCTCGCGCTGCTCAAACATTTCTGGATATTCAACCCCGACTTTAGTCAGTACGTGCAGAACATCATCAACATGACGAACACCGGGCACACGTTGACTGTGACCGCCTCGTCGAAGCGACGCGCCGAGCAGGCACTGACCCGCCTCAACGAGTCGGCCGCGCGGATCTACCGCATCGGTGCGGGCGTAGACGGACTCGTTAACGCCTATCTCGCGCAGGCCGCATGGTCGGGCGCGATCTCCTCCGAGGACGTTGTTGACTTCGGGGCGCGACGGGTTGAGAAGGTCGTGATGGTGCCGGTCGAGCAGATTAGATTTCGGTACATCGACGATGAGTACGTGCCACACCAGCAGCCGGGCGTGGGCGCTGGATTCGTGCGTTCGCCGCTCGGCCTCATCCCACTGAACCCGGTCACATATCGCTACTACGCCACGCAGACCGTCGAGAACAGTCCTTATGCGAAGCCACCGGCGACGGCAGCGCTTGATCCCATCATGGGGCCGCAGAAAGACCTGCTTGAAAACATTAAGTACGTGGCGAAGAAGTTCGGGCTCTTCGGCCTCATCTCCATCAGCATTAAGAAGCCCGACCCGGAGTCGGGCGAGTCGACGCAAGCATACCAGTCGCGGTTACGCACCTATCAATCCCAAGTCGCGGCGGCGGCGCGCGGAGTGTCGAGCACTGGAATAATCGTCACCTATGAGGATCAGACCCTTGAACACAAAGCCATTACGTCTGACAGCCGCGGCGTTGAGGAATTCTGGAAGATGAGCGAGGGGCAGGTGTTCTCTGCTATGTCTTCACATCCCGTCTTCCATGGTCGTCCTGATTCGAGCACGGAGACTTACGCGAACGTGGTCTACAACTTCATGCTGGCGCAGGGACACAACTTCCAGCGACCGGTGAAGCGCAGGCAGGAACGGACTTACCGCCTCGACCTGATGCTCGCGGGGCTTGTCATCGAAGGGCTAGCGATGACGTTCAACCGCGAGCCTGCCCGCAACCCGCTCCAGCAAGCGCAGGCCGATCTGCTCAACGATAACCGCTCGATACTCAAGGCGGAGAAGGGCATCATTTCGCCCGATCAGGCCGCGCAGGAGATGGGTTACGAGTCGGCGTTCGACCCAAAGCTCATCAACAACAATCCGGACGCAGCGCAGCATCTCCAGCGCCTAGCGCTCAGCGGTGCATCGCCGAGCGAAGGCCGCGTCGTCGTGCGTTTCAACCGCGACTCGCAGAGCTACGTGTACGTGCCTGAGACTATCAACGCGCCGAGCCTCTCGGAGACGGAGGACGTTGCCGCCTGATGACGCGCGCAGTTCGAAAACCTACGCGGGTGCAGCTCCTCGCGGCCGGGCTGTGTCGCAACTACGCGCGTTGTGGGAACGCGCGCGGGGCGGACGGCACTAACATCGAGTGCCGTCCGTGCGCCGACGAGCGCAACCTTCAGAACGCAGGACGCTTGAGCGTCAAACGCGGCGAGTGGGCGGCTAAAGGTCTATGTCTCGGTTGCGGCGGCGAGCGTGATAATGAGACCAAGCGCTGCGACGACTGCCGTGAGCTTCAGGCCAGCTACGACCGCGCGAGCTACCTCCAGAGGCTTCAACAAGCCTCTTGACCCTCCCGATTGTGTGCCACATCTACCACAGCGGCACATATAGCACACCCTCTTCGATGTAGTCACAGCCGCAAGCCTCACGCTTGTACTCATAATGCGTGCCGTCACGAGGCTTCCACCGCGGAGGTCACTTCCGTAGCTCCCTTCCATAGAGCGCCCATGACGACCAAGAACAAACACGGCTTCGAGTTCACGATTCAGAACGAGACGCGCAAGGTTGCCAGTTTTCACATGCGCATGCCGGTAGCCGGTAGGTTCGGCGTCGGCGCGAAGCCGCATGCGGCCGAAGGGCTGGCGCGCTTCGACGTAACGCGAGGCGTTGACCGTGAGGCGATTGGTCTCGGGCCGGATCCTGCTGCGTCGTCGCTCGCACCGCTCACGCAGAGCGCCCCGGACTTCACGACCTTCGATGACGTGAAGCCGAAGGATTCGGACTACATCTTCCCGCTCTTCCGCGCACTGAGTAAGGCGGTCATCGAGGGTCACTGGCTCGACTTCACGGGGGGCAACGTCCTCAAGGACTCAATGCCCCTCCTCGAAGCTCAGACGGTCTACAAGAACCACTACTTCTACGACGTAGAGCGGTGGGTCGGCGTCGTCAACCAGGTCGCCTGGGATGAGCAGGGCGAGCAGACAGACGGCGTGCCCGGCATCAATGCCGAGTTGAAGATCGACTGGAAGGTCAACCCTCTAATTGCGCGCGGCCTGCTGATGGAGCCGCCCGCAATCCACTCCGTCTCCGTGACGGTGCTCGCCGAGTTCGAGCCCTCCCATCCGGCGCTGTGGGAGGAAAGCAAGTGGACGTTCTACGACATGCTGGGCGAGGAACTGGGCGGCGAGATCGTCCGCTTCATCGTCACGAAGATTCTGGCCTATTGGGAGATCAGTCTCGTCTTTCAGGGGGCCGACACACGCGCCAACGTGGACGACGTACTCGACGCCGCCCGCGAGCAACTGAGCGCCGACAGCGCTCGCAGGACGCAGCAGGCGGTCGCGCCGCCCGTTGCACAACCGACAAACAGCGAGAGGAGCAGCAAGAAAGTGAAACTCACCGCAGAGCGCAAAAAGAAGCTCGGCTTGGAGGCGCACCAGGGCGAGGAAGTAGACGACGAGATCGTGCTGCGCGTAGTTGACGACCTCGTCACACGCGCCGAGGCGGGGACGACGCTGCTCGACGCCGAGCGACAGGAAGTTCTCTCGCTCGCGGCGGTGGCCGAGGGCGTCGCCGAAGGCGAGACGCTGCCGGAGGCTATTGCCGAGTCCATCAACGGCGCGAGCGCGACGACGCTCGCGAAGCAGAAGGCCCATTACGAAAAGAAGGCGGCGGAGAAATTCACCTCCCGCTGCAACAAGTGCGGCTCAACTGACGTGGCGAACCGCTCGTCAGTCGAGGCCGTGCCGCACGAGGTCGGCGCGCAGAAGAAGCCCGCGAGGCGCGTCAAGCTCCACTAAGGCGGGCCGCAGCCTTTCACCCCAAGCAGCACAGGAGAACTAACCGATGCCAGTGAAGCTCAGAGCGCAAGTCGAAGGGCTGTCGATAATCGCGACGGTCGTAACCGCAGCCCTGCCGAAGGACACCATCGTCGCCATCACCGGCGACATGACCGTTGACAAGGCCGGGGCCAACGCTAAGTCGGTCGGCCGCTTGTTCGTGCCGTCGCGCACCGCGAACGCCCAAGGCACGGTCGAGACCCGCTTCAAGGAGCGAATCGAGATCAAGGCTCTCGGCGCTATCGCAGCCAATGACGACGTGAAGCTCGCCGCGCCCGACGGCACGACCGGCGAGAACCGCGTCGCGCCGTTCGTCGAGGGTACGGACGCCGAGTCGCGACGCTTCGGCCGGTGCTGGAAGGGCGGCGCTGACGGGGCAACGGTCGAGGTGCTGACCTACTAGCGGGGACGGCGTCGCCGCCCTCATCAACCGAGTCTGACAGATAACGAGGAGTTGACTGCTTATGCCACCGACCGCAACAAACGGGCTGAACTACAAGATCGAGGAGATCGTGAAGTCGATGGAGGCCCAGCGCCAAGACGCCCAGGCCCCTCGCAACGTCTCCCTGCGCCAGTACCTCGCCGAAGAGTACGACGGGCTCGAAGCAGAGGCGCTCTACTCCGAGTTGGACGTAGACCCGTCGCGCACGACCGTCTCCGACCTGATGAAGGACGATCAGACCAAGTGGCTGATGCCCGAAATCGTTCGCGACGGCATCTACCGCGGCATGGGCCTCGCGCAGCGCGAGGCGCTCAACGCGCTGTACGAGGCGGCTCTCAACGCGGCGGCGCATTCGTTCGCGCCGGTGACGAGCGAGGGCGGGACGGGCGGCACGCGCTGGATATCGCCGGAGGTCTTCACAGACCCCGTGATGCGCGGGGCGGTGCAGTCCGTCTTCTACCCCGACCTCGTCGTGCGCGAGGTGACGGTCGGCAATATGACAGTCACCATGCCTTTCCTCGACCTGTCCGACGCGACGCTGAAGGAGTCGGGCGAAGGCGCGACCATCGAGGAAGGGTCGGTCATCTACGCCGACAAGAAGGTCAACGTGCGCAAGCGAGCGCGCGCCATCAAGACCACATACGAGGCCATCGAGTTCAACAACCTCGACCTCGTGCAGCTCTTCTTCGAGGACTTCGGCCGACTCCTCGGCCACACGCTCAACGGCGATGCCGTCCTCGCCATCATCAACGGCGATCAGGAGGACGGGAGCGAGGCCGCGCCGGTCATCGGCGTGCTCGACACTAACGCGGGCATCACGTACAAGGACGTGCTCAAAATCTGGGCTCGCCTCTCGATGCTCGGCCGCAGCTCGACCTCCATCATCGGCAACGAAACGTCGGGCGTTGACTACCTCACGCTCCCCGAGGTGCTGAAGCAGAACCAGCTAGGGCGTGCCATCGCGCCCACGCGCCTCAAGACGCCGCTCCCGACGATGCAGGACTTGTACCTGAGCATCAAGGTGCCGGGCAAGAAACTCGTCTTTCAGGACAGCTCGGCGTCGCTCGTGCAGCTTACGGCGCGGCCGTTGATGGTAGAGACCGAGAAGATCGTGATGAAGCAGATCACGGGCACGGCCGCCAGCATAATCACGGGCTTCGCCAAGCTAAACCGCAACGCCAGCGTCGTGCTGGACGGCGCGGTCGCGTTCTCATCGGCCGGCTGGCCTGCATGGATGTCGCCCTTCGCACAGTAAGGGAGACGCCGACGACACACATGACGGCAGAGGGCCGGCGGTGTAGGCGCCGGCCCTCTGCCTAGAAGAGAAGGGGGAACTGATGGCGGACGAGAAAAAGGAAAAGTACAAGCTCAAAGACGCGGAGACGAGCTTCTACGACGACGAGACGGGCCTGAGCGTGACGCGCGACGAGACCGTCGAGATCGGCTCTGGTAAAGGCAAACGCACCGTCCTGATGATTAAGACGGGCGGTCTCCTCAAGGTGGACAGCTCTGCGGCCGAGGGCGGCGACTCGAAGGACACGAGCACCGCTCCGAAGAGCGGAAAGATCCCCGACGACTTCCCGCACGCGAAAGTCCTCGCGGACAACGGGGTCACGACGTTCGCAAAGCTGTCGAAGATGGCGCGCGCGGAGATCGAGGGCCTGACGGGCGTCGGGCCGCAGTTCGCCGACGACATCGAAACGGCTCTCGGCAGGACGAAGAAATAACGTCGGACGGAGGGGCGCGGGGTGGCTGCGTACATAGACAAGCAGGACTACGTCAAGAGGCTTGGCGAAATTGAGGTCGTCAAGCTCTCTGACCTGAACAACACCGGCGAGGCCGACGACGAGCGCCTGAACGCGGCGGCGACGGCGGCCTCGTCAATGTTCGACTCCTACGTCCTCGCGCGCTACCCCGCGCCCATCACGGCCACACCGCTCGTAAAAAAGCTCGTCCTCGACATAGCCATCTACCAGCTCGCGTCATCACTGCTGGAGACGGATGAGGGCAGGTACAAGATTTATCTCGACCAGTACAAGGCCGCAATCCAATTCCTCACCGCTGTGGCGGCCGGTAAGGCACAGCTCGACCAAACTACTGGAGTGGTGGACGCTGCGTATTCGGGCGATGTGCCGTTCATCATTGTGGAGGACGATCCTCCGACGTGCCTGGGCGTTACGCAGTGGCAGAGGCTCTAGTGCGGTCGTGAGTCATGGCGGAGATAGTCGGCTACAACCAGCTCCTTGAAAGGCTCGAAGAACTGCGGAGGCGTGCGCAGGACGCGACGCCGGGGCTGGACCGTGCGGCGGACATAGCGCTCGAATCCGTCCGGGAGAGCTTCGAAGCCGGAGGGCGTCCCGCATGGGCGCCGCACGCGGTCGCGACGCTCGCCAACATGATCGGCCCGCGGCGACTGCTCATTGAGTCAGGCGACTTAATGAACTCCTTCCGCAAGCAGGTCGGCCGCAACTCGGCGACAGTGTTCCCCACCGACTGGAAGGCTGCTTTCCATGAGAGGGGGACTGAGGTCGGTGGCAAGCCGCACATCCCCGCGAGGCCGTTCATGCACCTTCAGCCAGAAGACGTTTCGATGATAGGCGAGGCGTTCGGAGAGTACCTGTTCTCGTGACGACGGAATTTCTCACTCGTGTGATGTGGATACTCCGCGGCATGGCCGCGGAGTTGAAAGCGTCCGTCGGCATCGGCGAGCCAGCCAACGGGTACGTGAAGACCATAGTCGTGCGGACGGGCCAGCTCAACCGCGAGGGCATGCGCGAGACGGTTCAGTCGGCGATGAAAGCGGGAGTCGTCACGCCCTTCATCATCCTCTCTTACGTGCTCGGGAACGACGTTCAGGTAGGCGGCGACGGCGGCGTCGCTGACGAGCCGCTGACTTTCCGCCATGACTGCGCGTTCCTGGCCATGGTCGTTGCCTCCGACGCACGCGGGCAGGAGGTGCAGATCGTCGGCAGCGCCGTCCAGCCGGGCGTCATCGAGATGGCCGCGCACGTGCGCGAAGTGCTGACCGGACTTCAGCTCAAAGTGAAGGTCGAGGACGAAGGCGATGACTACGACGCGAACGAGACGCCCCTCGTGCCCGCGGGGCTTGAGCCTGTTGACAAGCTTCCTAATGTCTCGGCTTACGCAGTCCACTTTCTGACTTCTTTCTTCTGGCAATCCAAGGACAGGCGACAACAGCCGGTGCGCTTGGACTTGATCAACTTCGGCATTGACCCGCTGAACGGCGAAGGGGCCAGCTCGACCGAGGCTCCCGGCGTTCACGGTTCCACCACTTGAGGAGGCGCGTTCAATGAAAGTTACGGTCGTCAACGAAGGCTCAGAGCCGGTCATGCTCGACGACGGCACGCAGATCGGCGCGGCTTATACGTCGGAGTCGAGGCGCGTGGTTACGCTGAGCGAGCGCGACCGCGCGCTATACGTCAGGCCGGGGAGGCTGGCCGTCGTCGAAGACGGCGCGGGCACTTCGGCGCAGGCCCATACGCCCGAGGCGGGCAAAGGCGGGAGGGGAGACAAATGAGTTTCATCAAAGGCACAGCCGCTCCGGGCGTATACGCCTCGGTCAATACTGGGCTCATCGGCGGCCCGGTAAGGCCCGGCACTTCAGACACCGGCTTCTTCGTAATCTACTCGACGTGGGGGGCGGTGAACGTCGCCAGATCGGTCACTGGCCTAACCGAGCTGACATCGAAGTTCGGCGGCCTGAGCCCGAACAGCCACGGCATCAACGCCCTCTATAACTTCTTCCGGCAGGGCGGACAGCGCGCCTACGTCGTGCGCGTCGTCGGTGCCGGCGCGGCCGTCGCGACCGCGACGCTGAACGACCGCGCGGGTACGCCTATCGCGACGATCCGCGTGGACGCGAAGTATCCCTCCTCGGTCGTAGACGTGCGCTTCAAGGTCGAGGCGGGCAGCGTGGCTAACACCGTGAAGCTCACGGTGTGGAGCAATAAGCTCGGCTCGGCCGCGCCCGTCGAGGTCTTCGACAACCTCAAGCTCACGTTCACGACGCAGGAGTTGGACGACATCAGCAACAACTTGTCGCGCCTGACGACGATTCAGAACGTCAACGCGCTCTCCAACCTCGTGAAGCTCACGAACCTCAACAGCGCGACGGTCGCTCCGAACAACCTGCCCGCGCTCTCGACGGTCGTCTCCGGCGTGGTGCAGGAGACTGTGCTCGCGGGCGGCAACGACGACTTTGCAAGTATCACCGACGCGACCTACATCGGCACGGACGACGGGATAACGAAGACCGGCCTACAGGTCTTCGCCGACGAGGACTTCGGCACTGGTCAGGTAATGCTGCCGGGCGTCACGACGCAGGCCGCCCAAGCGGCTATTGATGCTCACTGTCGAACCTTCTTCCGCATCGGCATCCTCGATCTGCCCTTGGGGACTGACCGCGACGGAGCGATCACCGCGCGCCGCCTCGTCGGCTCTTCATACACGACCATGTACTGGCCGTGGATACAACAGAACGACTTCGAAGGGACTGGCACTAAGAAGTTCTACCCGCCGTCGGGCGCGGTCGCGGGTGTCTACGCGAGGGCGGAGGACGAAGTCGGCATCCACAAGGCTCCGGCCAACTACGTCCTCGACAACGTGCTGGACGTGGAGCATGCGTCGAACGGCGCGCAGCAGGTGAACCAAGCGTCGCGCGCGCTTCTCAACGCGAACGAGGTCAATGTCATCGCGCCCTTCCCCGGCGTGGGCGTTAAGGTCTACGGCGCGCGAGTGCTCGCGTCTTTCGGTCGCGTGACGGCCGTCCACCAGCAGAGGGTTCTCAACAGGATTTATTACGACCTGAAGAGTGCCTATCAGCAATTCCCGTTCGCGCCGCTCGACTTCGAGGGCAAGCTCTTCCGCGAAGTCCGCTCGATCACTGAGCAGTACCTGAGCCTGCTCTACCGCTCCGGCGCGCTGACGAGCGTGACGGGCAAGGAGGACGACGCGTACCTCGTCGTCTGCGACGCGAGCAACAACCCGCCAGCGTCCCTCGACCTGCATCAACTCAACGTGTCGGTGCATGTCCACATCGTCGAGATGGCGGAGATGGTCATACTCGACATCAACAACGTGCCGCTCTCGACAAACTTGAGCGCGCTCAACCGCTGACCCGTTCGCTCGGCGATAGGACGCGGCCCTTTAATGATCGGGGCCGGACAAGGAGAAAGCTCGAATGTCTACACCGCAGAACCGAATCACTTCGGCCAACCGTTACAGAGTCGAGATTGACGGCCTCCCAACCATCTACGCCACGCAGGCAGACCTGCCGGAGAAGAAGGCGGGCCTGCACGAGCATCAAGCGGGCACTCAAGTCTTGCCGGAGTACGGGCCGTCCACGGTCACTATCTCCGAGTTCACATTCCGTCACGCGACGGGGAAGAACAACGTAGACCGCTCGCTGATGATTTGGTTCAACTCCTTCAACATAGACGGTCTCCCCGACAAGCGCAGCGCGCGCGTCGTCCAGTACGACCACACTGGCCGCGTGCCTTTGCGCACGTACGAACTCTTCAACTGCTGCCCGTCCTCCTACAAGCCGGAGCAGCTCGCGGGCAAGAGCAACGATACGGCGGAATTCAGCTTCAGCCTCCAGCCCGAAGACTTCGACATCATCTAGCCGCGCGTGCGCGCGGCGTGAGGCCACAGATGACAGAGAAAATTATCCGACTACATTTCGGCTACGAGCGTGGCACGGAGACGCTGCGCGACGTGGTCATCAGCCGCCGCGTGACCGGCAGCGACCTGTTCAGGATCGCGGACGAGGGCGATGGGCAGAGCCAGACGCAGTTTCAGTTAATGGTGCTTCAGTCGGCCATCACGAAGTTCGGCGATCTGAAGATGCCAGTCCCGATGAACGTGCTCCTGAGCCTGAAGCGCCCCGACCGGAAACGCATCGCCGACGCCTACGACGCGCTGGTCGCGGAGACGACGGACAGAGCCTCAAAGTCCGAGAAGCTCGGCGAAGGCCGCTACAAGCTCGCGCGCGGCTTCGACGTGGAGGGCACGGTCTACGACGTGGTCGAGTTCGGCAATCACCTGACCGGCTATGACGAGCTTGAGGCCGACGAGATGGGTGGTTACCGCAAGGTCTGCTTCCTCATCGGCAAAGAACTCACGCGCATCTCTCAGTCGTCTGGCCCCGCCGTGCTGAGTGGCCCCTTCGCGGTCGAGATGTTCGAGCCCCTGTTGGCGGAGGAGGTGTTCGCGCTCCAGCGCTTCGAGACTGACTGGTACAACTCCTTTCGTGACGACGGCGACGACGGCGCGGGCGAGGTGGCCGATGCGGGTGGAGGTGGCGTTTCTGATGATGCACCTCAACCAGCCGGAGGCCACGGTACTGGGGTGGAGTAACGAAGTCAGAGGCGAATACGTTGAAGCCACTCTGTTTCTCCTGACGCCGAAAAAAGATTGAGGCGCGACGGCCACCCGACGACAAAGAAGGCGTGGCCGTTGCTCTTCTTAGCACCCGCTCATGGCAGACGGCGCGACAAAATCTCTTACCATTCTCCTCCGGCTGAACGATCAGCTCTCTGGCCGGCTGGGTAAGAGCGTGTCCGCGCTGCGCGGCTTCCGCAAAGAGGCCGACGCCGCGCTGAAGTCCTACTCAGCCCTACGCAAAGAGATGGGCCGAGGAGTTTCCGTCTCTAACCTCACGAAGTTCGACTCGAAGCTGAAGTCGGTGCGAACCGACGCCAAGGGCCTCTCGTCGGACGTGTCGAAGCTCAACACGAACCTCTCGAAGCCTGTCAGCACGTCCGGCCTCGACGCCGCGGCGAAGTCCGCGCGGGCGTTGAGGACTCAGATTCAGGGAGTCAACTCGGCCATGCCGTCGGCGACGAGGGGGCGCGGCGCGGCGTCGCAGCCTAGTCGCGGGCGCGGACGCGGACGGGCGCAAGGCTATCAACCAGGCGCTTGGATGGGTGACAGTGACGAGCCGCGCGACTGGCGGCGCGAGTTACGCGACCAAGAGCCGCGACGCGGGCGTAGGCGCGAGCGTGAAGGTGGATTCTTGGCGAGGGCCGAAGACCTCAACACCGTTATAGAGACGACGGGGCAGATAAAGCATGCCTTCGCGGAAAGAGTTGACAGCCTTGAAAAGTACACTGACGCCTACCTGGAGCTGGCGCAGGCGCAGCAACGCTTCTACGCCCTGAACCTCAAGCCCGAAGAGAACAAGGAGGCCGCTGCCGCCGTAGCGGAGACGGTTAAGAATCTCAGGGGCATGACCCAAGCTGGCACGTGGGAGATGCTGACCGACGCGCATACCGGACTCGGCAACCTACACCACGCCATAGAAGCCCTGCCGATGATCAGCAAGTACCGGTTCGGCATGAGCACGCTTCTAGGCGACAAGTTCTCACCCGAACAGATAGAGGGGCAGATTCAACAGGGCTTGAAGATGCTCGAAATGATAGGGGCCGTCCGCGCGACCGGCCCGCTTGACGAGCACGGCAAAAAACAGTTCATGCCCGCCGACCGCGAGCGCATGGAACGCTACTTCGCCCGCGTCACGCAGATGACCGCCGCGACGGGCGGGCGCGTCACCCCCGCCGAACTGTACGCGATGGCCCAGACCGGCGGCACTGCCGTTCAAGGTCTTTCTCTCGAAGGTCTGACGGCTCTCTCGGGCGCTGTGACAGAGATGGGCGGAAGCCGAACCGGTACGGCCCTGCAATCGCTCTTTCAGCAAATCGTGGCGGGGCGCGTACAGCAGAAGGGCCTGATGGAGTGGCAGCGGCTGGGGCTCCTCGATACCTCGAAGGTCGAATACAACAAGAGCGGCATCGTCAAGAGCATGCAGGCGGGAGCAATCCCGATAGCCGACGAACTGCAACAGAACCCTCAGAGCTTCGCGGACAAGCTCGCGGAGGCCATGCATAAGCACGGCGTTGACACCTCCGACCCGAACGCGGTCATTAAAGAGCTAGGCGCTCTGAAGATGCCGCGCACGGCGATGGAGATAACCTCCCTGTTCATCAACCAGCGCGACCGGATGATCAAGGAGGCCGGGCTTTCGACGAACGCTAAAGATTACGAGGGGCTGTATTCCCAAGGGCTAAACGGCCCCATGGGGCCAATGAAAGAGTACGAGGCCCAGCTTACCAACTTCAAGGCCGAAGTCGGAAAGCCTTTACTCGAAATTGCCACAGAGTTCTATAAGGCGTCGAAGCCGGTACTTACGACCCTCGCGGAATACCCGAAGACGGCGGCGGGCGTCCTCATTTTAGGCAAGAGCATCAGCTTTTTAGCTGAGACTGCAACCGGACTGAAAAACGCCGGTCAGATGCTCGGCTACTTCAACGGCATTGGCTCCGCGTCGCGCGCGGCGAGCGGCGAGATTGCGGGCGTCGCGGCTCAGGCCGGAGGGCTTCGCGGCGTACTTTCCAAGCTCAACAACCCCGTAGCTATCAGCATCGGCCTCACGGCGGCGTCCATCTTCACCATCGCTGAAATAGCTGAGTTGATGAAGTGGATGGAAGAGAAGCGCAAGGCCGACGAGCAGTTAGCTGGGGCGAACAAGGGAAACCTGAGCGGCATCGACAGGGCACGTCAAGAGTTCGGAGAGCACGGACAAAAAATCCCGAATGAGATCTGGAACGTGCAGGCATCGGGCGCGCTCGCAAAGCTCAACATAGACAACCAACTGAAAGAAGCACTCGGCGGTTGGACGATGGGTTCGTTCCTTCAGGCCAACAACCCTTTCGCCCCTGACCCTGCATACTCCGGCGGGCCTAACCGTTTCTTTGTGCCGCGCGCGACGAAGGAGATACAGACCCGCGCACCGGAGTTGCGCGAGCCGGAAGTCATGGCCCGGGTGCTTCGGTCTATTGAAGGCTGGAAGCTGCCGACTGACCAGCGTACGCAAATCGACAAGGCTTTGTCGGCTGCCTTCCCTGCCAGTTTCAAAACGGCATCAGAGGCTGTGGCGAACGAACTGGCAAAGGTGAAGCCAGCCGCAGATCAAGTCAGCGATTCGTTCCTAAGAATGGGCTGGCCTATGGCCGGGTTCATGTCTGGGCTGAACGACGGGCAGAGCGCGGCAGCCGGCTTCGCAGCTCGCCTCAACGCGATAGAGTTCAAGCCTCCGTCCATATTCGCCTACGCGCCGCCGCCCACTTCTGGAGGTACCGGCAGGAACTCGTTCGGCATCGACCCGCTGAACCCTTTCCCGCTGACTCCGCCGACGAAGCACAGCGCAATCGGCAGCGTGATCCAAGGCGACGGCGTCGTGAACCTGCACCGCGGGAACGTCGTCTTCCCGGCGAAGCTCTCGCGCAGGAAGCCGGGCGACTGGCTCGAAACGATCAGGGCCGCTGGGCAGGACGCGGCCTCGTACCAGGGCGGGAGCCTGAGCATTCACGCGCCCGTCGAAATAAGCATTGACGGCGCGTCCGAGCCCACAGCGGTCGCGGCGCAGGTGCGCGACGAGCTGCGTGACCATTACGCGCGTCTGGAGGGGCTCGTCAACGAGCGTACCGACCGCCGACGCATCGAGCGGATGCTCGGACACCGAAAGTCGATCTACAAGGAGAAAGCCGCCTGATGCCGCAGCCGACTTCTCCTTTCGACGATCCTGTATACGCGCTCGTGCTCATCAACCTCGATACGGGCGAGGGTTTCAACTTCAAGGTCTTTCCAGAGACCATCGAGGTCAACGCCAACGCGCAGTGGAAGCCGCAAGCAATAACGCGCGGCACTCAGCCGCTTCTCTACGGCTCGAACGAGCCCGAGAAGATCAGCTTCAACTGCTGGCTCGACCGCTCCGCTGAAGAGGACGGTTCGGTCACGCCGGACATCGCAAAGCTCACGGGCTGGATGAAGCCCGCTGACGGGCGCGGCGCGCCGCCGCCTCTGCTGTTGTCTTGGGGCGATAGCGAAGTCCGATGCGTGCTCGACGAGCTAAAGGCGACTGAGCGTTACTTCGACTCGACGGGCAAGCCTCGGCGCGCGGAGCTAAACGTGACGTTCACGGAGTTGCAGGAGGAGCGAGCGCCGGAGGCGAGAAATCTCGCAGCACCATCCTCACCGCCCTCGCCTGTACCGAGCGGACAGGTGTCAGGAGGCCGGGTCTTCGGTCCTGAGCCTTGAACAATCAACCTCTCAAAAAGAAGGGAAGCCTATGAGTCAACTGGAAGACGAGATCGGCCCTGAGGCCGATATACCCACGCAGCCGCAGCTCGAATTCAGAGGCGACGGCTTTGAGCAGCGCGGCCTACTCTTCAAGGGCGACCGCCAGCTCTTCACGGACGGCGTGCCGACGACGATTCGCCTCCTCCCCGGCGACGCGACGCAGCAGGAGCGAGACGACGCGTTCCGCGAGCTACAGATAGTCGTCGCGGCCATCATCGGCGCGGAGGTAGCGGTCGAGATGGAGGGGCGCAGGATACCGCCCGTCGAAGGCGCGGAGACGTAGAAATTGGCTCAGGAGATCTTAGCGATGGTGGCGGTCTCGACGCCCGACGGGTTCACGCTCGGCGCGGGCTCGTCGAAGGTCGCCGCCATCGCTACGAACGACGGGGATACACAATTCATCAACGCCGCACTCAACAACACGGAGCAGAAGTTTCAGGTGGCCGCCCCGACGCAGATCGGGCCTAACGACGTGATTAACTTCGTGCGGCTCGAATCGGTCACACGCTCCACCTCGACGCTGTCGAGCTTCCTTACGAAGCTCTTCTACTCGGCGGGCACTTCGACGAGCGCGACGCACACCAACGTGCCAACGGGTTTTACGACCTATACCGACGACTTCACGCTCGCGCCGGATGGTGGGGCGTGGACGCTGACGAAGCTCCAGAGCCTCTTCGCCTCGTTAAGGCTGGCCGCGAACCGAGACATGCGTGCGACTTACTTCATCGCGAGGGCTGATTACACACCGCCCGGCTCGCTCAACCGCGAAGACAGACAGGCCAACGGCGGCTTCACGGAGATGACCGGAGGATTTGCGTAATGGCAAAGCGACTCATAGCTAGAGGCTCGGCCTCCGTAATCCTCGAAGTCTTTATTCGCGACTCCTCTTCGTCGTCCGGCGCGGGGCTTACCGGTCTCGTCTTCAACTCGGCTGGGCTGACCTGCTACTACCATCGCAACACCGCGGCGGCCGTGGTGGCGGTGACGCTCGTGACGATGACCGTCGGCACGTTCACCTCTTCAGGCTTCAAGGAAGTGGACGCGACCAACATGCCCGGCGTCTACCAGCTTTGCATCCCCGACGCGGCGTTTGCGAATGGCGCGCAGTCGGTCGCGGTCATCCTCAAGGGCGCGACCAACATGGTGCCCCTCGCAATCGAGATCGAGCTGTCGAGCTTCGACGTTCAGAACTCGGTCACTCAGACGGGCGACGCATACGCACGGCTCGGAGCGCCCGCGGGCGCTTCCATCTCGGCCGACGTGGCGACGCTGACGGGGCGATTGACGGCGCAGAGGGCAAGCAACCTCGATGGCCTCGACGTGGCGGTGAGTTCACGCCTCGCATCATCCGTTTACGTCGCGCCCGACAACGGGGGCATCTCCGCAGTCCGTACCGTGGCCGAGCAGCTCGGCACGATGCTGGAGGAGACAGACGTTGAATCCGGAGACTACCGATTCGACGTAGACGCGCTCGCCAACGCGCCGACGACCGGCCTGACGCTCGCCACTTCTGAGCACGCGGCCATCGCCAGCCAGGTCGAGACACAAATCATTGACGAGACAGACGGCGAGAGAGTCTTGCAGGCCATCACGGACAAGATCGCGGCGGTCAATCCCTCCTTCGAGGACCTGACGCTCTCGGCGATAGCCTCCGCGGTGTGGAGTGCGGGCGTGCGGACGCTCACGGGCACTGACGACTCTGCCGGAGTCACGGCGCTGATCACGCGGCTGACGCCGGCGCGAGCGCTGCTGCTCGACAGCCTCGTCCGCCTCGATGCGAACGTGAAGGACTGCGTGCGCGTGACCTGGCGCGGGCTGGCGGTCGCGCCATTCACACTCGTGGGCGGACAGGTGAAGCTGGACGCGACGGCGAGCACGGTGGATCAACTCTACCGCGGCCAACTTCTGTACGTGCGCGCCGGTACCGGCGCGGGCCAGATGCACACCATCTACTCGTACGACGGCGCGAGCCGCACGATGACGCTCGACTACGAGCTGGAGGTGCAACTGGATGCGACGAGCGAGCTTGAAGTCATTCATTCGCTCGCCATTGACCGCTGGACGAACGGCGCCGTCATGGCGAACGTCGTCTACGGAGACGTGCAGGGCGACGTGGGCGGCTCAGTCAAGGGCAACGTATGGGGTCGCGTGCGCGGCGGCGCAGTCGCGGCAGGGAACGACTTCGCCGGAGTGGGCGTCGTCGCGGGTGACGAGGAGGGCAATCCTCTGACCCAATTCGACGCCGCTGTCGTCTGGTCGTATGACACCGAAGAACATCTCCTCGGCGAGCCTGAGGCGAGCGCAAAGAACGTCCTCAAGGTCGTCCGCGACAAAACCCAAGCGCTGCCAGCGACGCCTGCGGCGACAGGCGATGCCATGTCACTCACGCCCGCCGAGCGCGCAAGCAGCGCGGCTGCGGTGTGGGCTTACTCCGTTCGCACGCTCTCCTCGTTCGGCTCGCTAATAGCCGACCTTTGGGATGCAGTCGCAGACTCTCCCGGCGTCACTGCACTCCTCGCGCTCATCAGCCCGGAGCGCGCGGGAAATCTTGCCAACCTCGACGTGCCCGTGAGTTCGCGCCTGTCTGGCGATGAGTACGAGGCGACCAGCGGCGGCGGCGGCTTCGGCGAGGATGACCGCGCGGCGCTCCAAGCTGTCAGCGCAAAGGTGGCGACACTCGGAACAGGCCGGGTGCTGGTGCATTCCCCAGTCTCGCCTGACGGGTCGAGCATTAAGCTCGTGGCGGGTGACGATTACCTCGACTCGGACGGCCGCGCCATCACTGTCGAGCTTGACGCCTGCCCCGACCTGACGGGCGCGACGGTGAAACTCTCGGCGCGTAATCGCCTGAGCGCCCAGATCTCCTTCAACGGCTCAGTTCTCACTCCGACCGGGCCGCTGAAGAAGATTATGTTCGAGGTCACGTCAGACCAGTCGAAGGACTGGGCCCCTGACGTCTACCGGGGTGACATAGAGGCGACGCTGTCGGGCGGGAGCGTTGTGACTCTTAGGTTCGTCGAGGTGACGATCCTGCGCGACTACACGAGGCAGGCATAGCGTGAGAAGGACGCCGAGCCCATTCGAAAAGTTCTCGATCTACGTCCCGGACGCGGACGCGAACATGCGCATCCACACGCTGGTGGCCGGCGAGACGCTGACCTGGCTTGCGGTGAAGTACTACGGGACTGTCGAGCGCTGGCAGCTCATCGCCGACCGCAACAACATCGTGGACGTGCGCGACCTTGAGCCGGGCGCGCAGCTCATCATCCCTGCGCCGGCGGCGGCAGACACGGAGCTCGAATCTCTATGACCGTCCCGTTCGACGCGCACGCGGTTGTCCAGTTCGGTGGGAGGCGCTTCGACTCCTGGACGGACGGCCAGTTCTTTGAATCGCTCGACCTCGAACTCGCGACCGGCGAGTCCTCGGAGGCGGAGTGGCGCGTCTTTGACCCCGACCCTGAGTTCGCCTTCATCAACTCGATCACGAAGGCGGACGGGGTGGACGAGGTAGACATGAAGGCGTGGCTCGGCTTCGGCGAGGCCGTCACCGACCAGCGGCCGCTCTTCGAGGGCATCTTGGCGCGCGTCGAGCGCGACTACGGCACGACCGTCTGTAGGGCTTACGACTACGGCTTCAGGATGCGGAAGCTTCAGAAGACGGAGATTCACAACGGCGTGACGTTCCTGACGCTTATAGAGAAGCTGGCGCGTCGTAACGGCCTCAAGTTCAAGGGGCCGGACGAGCCGCCGAAGTTAGAGCGCCACCCGGTCAAGCAGGAGGCAAAGACGGACTGGGCGCTGGCGATGGAGATGGCGGAGCAGGCGGGCGTCGTCCTTTACGTGCGCGGCATGACGCTGTACGCCCAAGGCCCGGCGAAGACTGCGGCAGACCCGCTCATCACGTTGCGCTTCAAAGAGGACTTCCTGCTACTCGACGACTTCCGCATGACTTTCAAAGTGCCGGAGAACGTCGAGGGGCGTCCGGCGAAGGTGAAAGTTCACGGCCGCGGTCGCGGTGGGCGCAGGCTCGAAGGGAAGTCGCAAGTGCATCCGCGGGGGCACGAGCGAGTGCAGATAAAGAACGACCTGCACGTCAGGACGGCGAGGAGCGCGGCAGGGAGAGCCACGGCGCAGAAGGAGCTGCTTCGGCAGCACGCGTTCACTGGCGAGGTCGGCGTGCTGCCTGCGTACGATGGGCCTCGCGCCGACGTGAGGGACACGGTCGCGCTCGTAAACCTGCCCGTCCTCTTCAACGGAAAGTACATCTGCGACCGCGTCGCGCACAGGTTCGAGCCGGGCGGCCTGATGATGCAGCTCTCCCTCTACAGGGACATCGCTGGCGCTGAAGATAAGGCGGCCAAGAAATGAGCAGCATCCTCTACGGCGATGACAAAAGAGAGACACACGAGCAGCGCGCGGACTGGTTCGCGGGCATCGAGGGGCATGTCGTCAAAGTGGATTCTGAGACGTTCAGCGTGAAGGTGCTCATCGACTCGGTCGACGCCGAGATGTACTACGACGTTTGGGTGCCGGTGCTGACGCCTTACGCCGGTGGAGACGGCTACGGGATGGCTTTCATGCCCGCGGTCGGCTCCGAGGTCGTTCTGTTTAGCCGCGGCAACGAGGGTCTGAACCTCTTCGCGATAAGCCGCTTTAACGAGGAGCGCAGGCCGCCGCAGGAGTCGCGCGACGGCTCGCTCGTCATCAAGACGCCGCGCGCATTAAAGCTCATCGCCGAGCTATTGATCCTGATTCAGAGCGACGAGGTCGTGACGGTGAGGGGCGGCGCGGGCGTGGACTGTGACGCGCCCGACGTGCGGCTTATGAGCGGCGGAAGCGTCGGCGTCCACGCGCAGGGCTCGGCCGTTGGATTCTTGGGAAAGGGGCCGGTCGGCAGGCAGCACCTTCCTGGGCCTGCGGTCGATCCCGCTTCCACTATGGCGCTCGCCAACGCGATTCGGCAGGCGCTCATCAACTTCGGACTGTGTGACTGATGTTTTCTCTACGCGGCTCATGCCTGGCTTCGCCTGTAAGGCCCGATGCACGCGGCTCACTGGCCGTCGTGTCGGGCACGGCCGCTCTCGAGCAGGAGTTGATCATTCTCATCGAGACGAGGCCCGGAGAGCGCATCCTCGTGCCCGACTTCGGGATCCCGGATTACGCGTTCGCGGTGAAGGGCGCGGGTGCTACGAAGGCCCTGAGCCACCTGCTGCGGCAGCAAGTCTTGAAGTACGTGCCCGGCATCGAGCGGATAGATGTCACGGACGTTGCTTCTGAAGAACACAGGCTCGTGCTTCGCATCGAGTACACCGAGCGCGGCAGTAACACGCCGAACAACCTCGTCTACCCGACGCGGAGATTCGGCGACCTTTAGAGAGGAGAAGAACGTTGAGCGAAGACGCCAACAAGCAGAATAACGGACAGCAGGTGCCGCCGCCTGTCGCATTCCAGCAAGACTACCTAGCCTCCGAGATGTCGTCGAGAGTCTTGGAACTGCGACGAGCGCTCGGGGAAAAGCGCGCCGAGTGCCTGCGCATCGAAGGCCAGATCGGCGAGGCGCAGTACTGGCTACAACTCATCCAGACGGCACAGCCCGCCCAGCAGCCGACGGGCGACGCGGCCCAGGGAGGGCCGCAGGCAGAATCGAACGCGAAAGGCGAGTGACGCATGGCCGAATTAGTGCCAGCCCCCGTTATGGACGTGCGCAGCGTCGAGCAGATAGCCGCCCAGGGCATCGGCTTTACCTGCGCGCCGATGACGGTCGAGCGCATTGACTTTCAGATCAACGTCATGCGCGAGCTCCGCGCGCGCGTCGTGGCGGGCATGGATCCGCCGCCGGTCTGCCCCGAGCTGACGAACGCCAACGTCGGGACGCTCCACACGACGGTGATCGAGGTTATGGCGTGGCTCGTCGGCATCATCGCGCGGCGCATGAACTGGCTGCCGGTCAAGGTGCAGGTCGAGTTCGCGCGCCTCTTCGGGATAGAGCTTCGCGAGGCGACGGCGGCGACGGCGACGCTGAGATTCACGGTCGCCCCGCCGACGCCGCAGCAGGTGACTATACCGGAGGGAACGACCGTGCAGAGCGAGGACGGCGCGTACACGTTCACGACGCTCTCGCCGCTCGTGCTGGCCTCCGGAGTCCTGACGGGCACGGTCGAGGGCGTGCGCGACGTGACGGGCGCGACGACGCTCTCCCCGAACGTGCTGACGAGGCTCACAGACCCGCTCGCGTGGGTGCAGTCGGTCACGAACCCTGACGCGGTCGCGTCGGGTGCTGACGCCGAAGCCCTGGACTCGGCCCTCGCGCGCGCGCGGAGATTCCAGCGGCGCGGCCTGCGCCTCGTCTCGGCTCAGGACTTCGAGGAGGCGGTCTTCGACGACGTGCTGCTCGGCAACGGCGTCGTCAAAGCCTTCAACTGCGTGAG